AGAACAACTTCTTAAGAAAGATTTAGAAAGATTCGAGAAAGGTGTTTCTGATCTTGTTAAAGTACCTTTGAATCGAAATCAATTTGATGCCCTTGTTTCGTTTAGTTTCAACTTGGGTCTTGGTAATCTTAAATCCTCAACATTACTTAAGAAGCTTAATGCTTCAGACTATACAGGAGCATCAAAGGAGTTCGAACGATGGAATCGTGCGGGCGGTAAAGTCTTAAAGGGCTTAACAAGACGAAGAATTGCTGAGAGGGACTTATTTCTATCATGATTAAAAATGTTAAAGTAGTCCCCAATTGGAAAAGAGTTTTCTTTACTTGGTCTTTCTGGTTTCACATTGCTTCTGTGCTTCTCACATTCATTGACCAAATTCTTCCTTTTGTTGGCTTACTTGAACCTACCATGACAACCCAAACCTATGCAATTTTGATGTTCACATTAAACGCATTAGGCTTGCTGTCTAGGTTCATCAAACAAAAGAATTTGTGGCAATACCAAGAAGAAAAGCAAGAGGATGAGAAAACATGAAATTCCTACTCGGAGCTTTAGCTATTCTCTTTCTTCTTTGCTCTTTTTTAGGCTATAAAACGTATGATTTAAGCGAAGATAAGGCTACCCTTACATCAGCCCTTACATCTACTCAAGAAGCGCTAAAAGCATCAGAAAACGCCAGAGAAAAGGACAAACAAAGCTGCTCTCTGACGGACCTTATCAACACTGAATATCAAGAACAGAAGCAAGAACGATCTGACAAGAAAGATAAGATTCTTGATGAGTTGAATACGCTTGAAGCTAAACCTTCTCCTAAACTAAAACAAGAGGCTTCAATCAATGAAAAACCAAATGTTAGCTTGGACATTGATGCTAAGCTTCCTGATGATTTACGGCTGCTCCTCGACAGAACCTGTAATCCAAACAAAGACGGAGTATGTGTTTATGCCAAATAATTTGCTTGTCAATCCTTGTGGTGCTGTCAGTGCAGAAGATACGGTTCGTTCTTTAGCTCGTGGTTATGTGAAGAACACATCTTGTGTGTTTGATTATGAGCTTTTGCTTGATAAACAACGGAAGTGGAGACAAGAGCAGGAGCAACTACACAATGTCAAATGATGCTAATGCACGGATGAACAATTATATTGAAAGGGCGGCAATTGGGCTTCTTACTGTAGTTCTTGCTTTTGTCACAATGCTTTATAATAGCCAACAAGACGCTATTAAGGAACTTCGAAATCAAAACATTGTTCTTCAAACCACTAAAGTTGATCGTAGTGATTTGAAAGAGTTTAAAGAAGAAATCAATGCTTCTATCTCGGCGATGAAGACTGACCTAATCACCAGAAGTGCAAACGACAAGAAAGACATTCTAGACAGGATCGACCTTCTGATAAAACAAAAATAAAACAAGGAGGTCTTATGTTCTGGAAGTTTGTGGAAAGACTAGTCCTAACTACATACCTCTTACTTGGTTTGGTGATGGGCATTGTCTTGTATGGGGGGGTCAATCAGAACGCTAAGGCTTTTGATTTTGAAGGCAGTCTTCAACTATTCAAGGAAGATATTACTAAAGCTATTTCTAGTAATCTTGAATACACAGAAATCAGGTTGAATAGACTATCTCGAAATGTAGATGAATATCAATCGAGTATGTCAACGAGGCAGGATATCTTGGAAGGGAAAGTGAAAGCTCTTGAACAAGAGAACAAGAACCTCAAGAAGCAAAGTAAGGTTATAAATAATAACCTTCTAAATAATAGTGTGACAGTACAACAATAATAGTTTGCAATGAAGCAGACATAGGGCTTAGCCAGCCCATATTTATCCTAATTTAAGCTCCCTTCCTTAATTGGTTGGGAGCTTTTTCTTTTGTCTAAAAATTATTCAGACTTTGGCTTCCACAACTTAGCGAATTTCAATACGTTTGGAACAGCATCACTGTCTACAACACAAGTAAGGCAGGAACCTTTACCACCTAGTGTATTGTTCTCCCAAGACTCAGTTACAACGATTTTGTGAGTATTAACCAAAGCTTTGATTTTCTCATATTCTTTGGCACTCACTCGCAGCACACACTTTCTGAATGAATTTTGAATCCAATCTTCATAGTCTTTACAAGGACTGATAGTAGCACTTGTTTTGTGCAGGTGTTCGCGTAAAACAGCATGAGCCACGAGCGTAGGCGTCATGAAGTCTGGAAATTCATCTAGTACTGCAATATACATTTTCTTCATTCTTTTGTCTCCTTAACTGCTTTCTCGAACGTCAATGGTTTCTTATTAACTTTCTCAGGCAACTGCAATACCTCTCTTGATTGCTCTTGTTTATTAATCAGCCAATAACCTCCTCCTATAAGAACACTAGCGAGCATAACGAGGATGGCAGCAAGGTTTACTAGTGGGTTTCCTCTCATTCCTCTACTACCTCAAATTCAGAATCATAAAGGAAATTCGCTTCTCCATTATCGCCAATAAACCACGTTTCACCATCTACCGGCTTCATACCTCCGAATTTAATAATTGTTTGTTCGTCAGTCACAACATCATAAATAAAACCCTTAATGCAGTAAGGGAAGAAAGTATATTTCGCTTTAATTTTCATCTCTTTCTCCTCTCAAGTCCAAAGACTGTTACGAATTTTGATTAAACGAATTAACATCTCTTCTTCCTGCTTCTGATATTCAACCTCTTCCTGATCAGTACCAATACACTCTCTGTACTTGTTTTCCTTCCACCAATTCCAAATCTCATCTTGCTCGATTGCGGCTACTGCTTGGTTAGTAAGTTTACCGTAAAGTTCATGATCGGGACCAATACCGTAACCTTCATCATAAGTCAATGTCTTCTCCCACTCATGGTTTTCCAAACCCTTTTCTTGAGTAATGAATTTATCAAGCTCAAAGAACAAGCAACGTGGGATACGATAAGTCAAATCATACCATTGACCTTTCTCAAGTCCACCATCAAGAACATGGGTGTTGCCTTTGGAGTTCTTGAAGTAAATACGGATTGAGTGGTAAAGGTCTGATGGGAACTTGCAAATGTTTTGTAGCTTATCGGCTACATTCTCAAAGAATGGCACTTTATGAGACAAAGAGTCAAGGAAATTATCAATCTCTTCCTCAGTTTTAAGAATGATTGGCTTGTGTGGTGGTGTTTTAGCAAGCCAACGGACAAGCTTGGAATCAGACCAATAATTAAAACGTGAACGACGGTGGAATTTAAAAGCCATTTTATTTCTCCTTTGTTTTATAAAACTTCTCTTTGTATGCTGACTCAGTGTAATCGTCTTGCTCAATGAAGTCAATATAGGGGTTTGGAAAGTAGTCTAGAAAATATAACTCTTCAATGTACATGTCAAGCTCTTGCTGTGCAATCTTTTCAGAATCGTAAGGACCACAAACCTCCTCAACCCCATCAAAGATAAACCACAATTTCTTTGGTGTCAATGAATTTCTCCAATCAGATTTTCAATTACTCTTACAAAACCATTAGGAAAGCTTGAGAAAGCAATATTATAGCCTGTACCTGCTGAAAGGCTTTCTTTTGGTACAAAGCTCTTAAGCTTGTGTTCAAGTGTATCCCAATTGTTGAGAATGTGCAAGCACATTTTATCAAATACCGGATCAGACAGAAGGCTTTCGTCCTTAACGTAGTAAGCATAGCTTGACATAAGATACCATGCTATACAGGAGTTTTTATTGGTTTTGAAATCCTCTCTGCACCTTTCGTCGTAATTCATTTTGATTTATCAAAGCCTCAGATAAAAGAGCACCCGTAAGGAAGCTTTCGCCTCGATACGGGTGATGATAAGACATTATCCTGGCTCAGTCAACCTTACCCCTCCAAAATTCATAAAAATCTTTTCTATTGTATCCTCAAAATACCAAAGAGAGCTAGACTGTACTATATAAGTGCAATCTCTAGTTAAGCTGTGCAATCGCTTTGCTGGAAAATTAGTAATACCAAATTTAATTGCAAAAGGCCCTAAATGACTTGACATAATATAATCTATGTACGCAAAAGATGGGGGTGAATAGCTCCTTCTACAACTGCAAGGCCTGTGTCCATTCATTAAATTATGAGCACGAGAAATACTAACCTCTTCACAATCGGGACAATAAACTTTCCAAAATAGGCTTGGTGACTTATTACTATAATCTAAATACCTCTTAAATGTTGTACCTTCTGGAAAATTACCAGTGGACATACACCTGCGAACCATTTCATCTTCTTTTAACCTAACTCTCTCGTTAACACACTCTTTACAACGCCCACCAAACGCCTGATAAGAATAAAGGATTTCTTTTGAAAAATGTCCATTGTCACAAAGCAATAATAGTTTTGTATTCTTACCTTTATAATCCTCTGCCAATCCTATAAATTTAAATTTGGCCGTTCGCTCTGCCCTAGCGCATAGGATCAAGAATTGACTCTCTGTAGGGGAGTAGTATTTACTGCAACCGCATGGTATCTTCCCTTTAACTAAGCTACCTTTTTCTGTTTCAAATAATCCCTCACCAAAGAGTTCAGTATCCAATGCACAAACTCTGCATTTAACAATGTATTTTTTATATCTACCGTTATTACTAGGTTTCCAACCAACCACTTCCAAATGGTCCCCATGACCAAACTTGGTTCCACAAAAATAATCTTGCTCCGTAATCATAAACTTTCCTAACAAAGAAAGCCCCAATTAAGGGGCTATAAAAATCAAGCTTCTTTTAAACACTTCTTACACATACAAAGATCATTCATTTCAAGCTCTTTGCTTTGCACACTGAAGCACCAGCATGTACTTTTACCAAGTGAAATGTCACAGCGTACTGGATTTTCACATTTTGGGCAAGAATGAGTAACGTTTGTTTGTACATCAACCTTTCGCATCAGTTCAACGTAGTCCATTTAGAACTCCAAGCTCAGCATCCACTCATATAACATTTTTATATCCTCCGTTGTCGCTGTATTTTTCATCATATTTGCTTTGTTGGAGATTATTACAATATTACCTTTTACATAACCTAATTCTGGTTTAATCCTATCTACAGAATATGTCCACGAGTGGTCTCCGTAAATAAAAGGTACTTTAAAAACAGGACAGACTTCAGGAATAATTATGTCTTCTAATTCTAAGTCAAAGGGAATTCCTTTTCTTACAGCCCTTCCCTTGACTCGGTCAAAGATTTTCTTAACAATCGGCTTATTAGCCCAAGCTTCTACAGTTTTTCTTTCCTCTCTTTTACAAGCTTTACATCTGGCGGTGTCATACCCAATTCTACTGCTTGGTTGCTTACTAAATTCAAAAGCTTCTTTAGTTTCTTTACAAGATTTACAGGTAAGCAAAGCTTCTTCTGGAATTTCTATTTTCCTGGAAATCCTTCCTCTGAATTCAATTCCTCTTTCTTCTAAAGCTTTATAAAAAGAATAAGTAGTGATTGGAGGGACAGTAACATCCCTCGCATCTTCCACTGTACTGCCCGACAGATATAAAGCGATAGCCTTATCTAAATCAGGACCAGCTGATTTCACAAGTACCTCCCGCACAAGCTTGGCTACCCATCGTATCTACTTCTGTGTATTTCTGCTGAGATAGATCTTTAGAGAAATCCAAATCTTTCAGATTCTTTTCAATGCTCACCCACTTGTGAAGATTGTAGCAATCCTTGAGACAGAATGTCATCTTCAGTAAATCACCGGCAAAGTAGTTGTCTGCATATTTCTTAGCTCGCCGCACCCAATCACGCTTTAGAAGATCGCTTGATTGTTCTGGATCAAGCTTCAAACCAAACCCAAGAACAGTATCGCAAGCCATCCACAGATTGTCATTGAAAGCATGTAGAGCTTCTACAATCAGACCAGAAGCAAACATAGATGCTTCACCATACATTTCAAGGATCTGTTCTGCTGTAAACACCTCAGTGAACGGAGCTTGAACATAAGCACGATCACCCATAGAACTTAGAAGAGAGATACCAGCAAACCATTCGCGGTTTTTGTAAATGTATTCTTCAACTTCATCCCAGTCGTCAACAGTGATAGTGTTACTCACGTTATGACGAAGGTTCTTGTCTACACACAGATCAAGATTAGTGCCGTACTCTACCCAATATTGCTGAGCCTTCTTGACATAATCAAGTTGTTTCACACCCATCAAATCAGACTTAAATACGCTACCCTCTTTACTTTCAATTGGAAAGCTTACTACAACATCTGTCCCATTACTGCTCCAAACAGAAGACTCAACCATTTTAGGGTTTGTCTCTTCTAGAAGAGCAGTCACCTCATCTTGCTTATTCATCTGCACATTACGGAAGTAACGAGCAGAGTGTTCACCGTGAATCCCTGAAGCAGTGCCAAGGAGAACAGAGGCATTACCACTCGGTTTGACAGCAGTTGTACGAGCAGCAGCGTTAATACCAAGAAGGCAAGCAACTACAGCATTGATATCTTTTACAACTGTTGCACCATCAATCATGTTCTGTTCATCAAACAAGACATCAGGATTGTTCATCCAGCCTGTAATACTAACCCCAAGCAGGGCTTCTTTTTCCGTAATCCGTCGAGTTGCGTCAGACAGATACTTAAAGTTTGAGTAACCAGCTTGCAGAGTACCGAGAATCGCACCAGCTTTACAAGCCCGGAAGAACGATTCTTTATCTACGCACTTACCGCCATTAATCTCTGTAAGATTGCAGAACTGGAAACCACTTTCACCATCTTCTGCAACTGGTAACATGCCAATCTCAACACAAGGATTATAGCAGAACTCTTTATTTGCTGTGAAGATAAATCCAGGCTCGCCAAAGTCTTTTACAGACTTCATAATATCAGCCCATTCTTCCCGTGAAAGTTCATCACGTACAAGCATTACAGAGTTGTTACTACGTCCACGTTGTGGATTATCTACGAACCAATCTCCAGTTTTAGCCTTAAGCATCAACTGATCGTCCTTGTCAAACAAGCAAATAGTTGCTGAACGACGAACACCACCAGAAAGAACAGCATCGCTCATGTGCATAACAAAGTCATAAGCTGTGATTGTTTTCAGACTTACAGCTTCTTTTTCATTCTCTACAAGCTTTTCAAGCAGAGCTTCACACTTAACTAGAGCAGAACGCAAACCATCTGGACCCGGAGCCTTAAACCCGCCATTAATCAGCGAACCTTTGGGACGAATCTTGCTAAAGTCAAAGTGTACTTGACAACCTTTATAATCAGGGAAGTTACCACCATCTACGAAATAGCTTGCTAGCAGCACACCGAAAGCATCAGCCCAACCTTCAATAGTATCTGGAACTTGGAAAACTTTTACTTTCTTATCAAAGCGTTTGTGAATCTTTGGTAGTTTTGCAATGTGGTGTGATTGGACAGAGAAACCTACACCACAACCGCAAAGAAGAAGATACATACACTCTTGGAAGAATGAAACACGATCACAATGGCTTACAGAACAGTTGTACATACGAGCTTCATGTTTAAACAACTGCTCACCGCCAAATTGAAGTGCTCGTTGTGCTCCAAGGACAACCTTTTCTTTGTATGCTTGTTCAGCAAAGCTGATGTAATATTCAAGCTCATCCGACATTACATTTTTGTATTTTTCTCGGTGCATGTTCATCACACGCTCAACCGACTCTTCCCACGTTTCATATCGACCTTCAACCTCCATCCAACGGGAATAGCCCATGTAGAATTTAGATTGAGACATCATGTTTTTACCAGCGTTATTCATTTGCTTCCTTACTTTCTCTATTTAGTTAAAATTATACTTCTGGTTTTTCTGAGGCAGCGTGTTTGCATGCATTTGCAGTATTGTTATCTCTGCGGGACATACCTTTAAGTTCCAATCGCATACTGCTGTCACTACAAGAGTTAATGATATCTTCTACAGCCTTCATACCTGACTGAATAAACTCTTTATCTTCACGTTCCTTGAATTCAAATCGTGGGCCATATACAGGAAGATTTGATGTTCTTGGTCGATGATTATTTACTACGATTTCCCAACCAAATTCTAAGTCTACTCCTGCTTTAAATAGAAGTTTCTCTACTTCTTCAATGTTACCATTTTTCCAAGCTTCTTTCCAACCTTGAAGTTTGTCTAGATCACTGAAACTTAGGTATTGATTGAACAGGTCTTCTTGTGGCTTCTTGCTGCTTACTGCTTGTTCGCTCATAGTGGATACTCTTCTACATCTTTGTATTGAATTTTAAAACCGAGGAAAGTTAGTGCATCATTGAAAGCATACCCGAGTTCCTCAGCTTCGAATGAACTACCGTCTTCTAGAATTACTCGATAAAATCCTTCTGCATCATCATCTACACATTCAACAATAAGATTCATTCTACTTCCTCAATATCTTCTATATAAAACTGTTGTGCTGAAACACCATCCAAATAAGCTACTAGAGCATCTTCACGAATATCTAAGACGCGCCTTGCAGCATTCGCTAAAGACATACCACTTCGTACAGAATAGATATTCCAAAGAGCGTCTAAGTAGTCACAGAAGCCATAGTCAATGTTGTTTTCCATTTTATTTCTCCAGCAGTTCTTCTAAGAATGGGAAGTGTTCAATAATAGCAGGTTTAATCACCTTTGCCAAGTACACATGCTCTTTCTGTGTAACACCTTCATCGTCACGAACATTCAGATACGTAATTGCACTTCGCACCGTTGTGTTTGCATACATGTAGCTCATTGTATTACCTTCTGGAAGGATTACACGAGCGCACTCTTTAGCAATATCATTCTCAATTGCCCAAGCGTAGTGTTTCTTTACCAGAGCAATCACCTCACCTTGCCGCTTTTCCCATTCAAGATACTTATCAAAATCTTCTTTATTCGTAAGATCAAGTTCAATGCTGTTCTGACGATTCTTTTTATCTTGAAGTCGAGTTTCGCGTACATGGAAGTTTTGAGCTTCTGCATAACGCTGTGAAAACTCTTGGAACTTCATTGATGAATGACGCAATACTTGTCTTGCAATATCTCGTGGAGCTTCTACTTCAATCAGAATATTAGCCATATCAAATACAGACCAATGTCCATTCTTAATACAGTATTTAAGAAGCCCTGCTGCACTTTCAAAGTTCTGTTGGTTCGAAGGATTGGACACACGAGCACAGTATGAAATAATCCCTTCGCTGTCTGGAATAAAATCAACAGTTGGTACAGTTACGCCCACTACACGAGCTTTGATGAAATTGAAATACTTTGGGTTGAAATCCATTACTTGAACTCCTTCGGAATGAAATCTGAAAGATCAGGTGATTGGTGATGCTTCAACTTTAGAATCTTATTATCTTCATTACGACGGCACACGTAGTAGATTTCTCCTTCATACTGCGTCTGATCAATGTAGCACTCAACACCTTTATCTTCAAGAGCTTCTTTACTTTCGCTTACGTAAGTGTAGCTTGTAGTAAACTTCTGATCATTGTTATTACACACAGCTTCCCAAGCCTTCTTAGTTTCAATCTCCCCTGCAACTAGAAGGTCTTCCATGTACTCATTAGTGTAACGTACATCTGCAAAGCCATCCACCACACCAAGCATATCTTCTGCTTCTGCTGCTTCCAGAAGCTCTTTTGCTTCTTCATAAACACGCTTAGCTTGGTTTTTGATTTGCTTCCAGTATTCATAATCAGTGCCCATATGAGGGCCGTTACCGGAGATTACATTAAAACGAGTTACGCGAATATTACTCACTACTTTTCCTTATTTAATTAATTACTTGTTTCTGTTGCATGTTATTGAAATAACGTCTTAGGCAATATCCTCTTCCAACCGACCAGACAGTGCATAAAATCGTTGTGCTCGTAGCAATACCAACTGGACTTGTAAAGAACATCAAACACATCATTGTTATAAGCCATGATCCTATCATACCTATTGAAGTATTGGAAATGGTTTCAATCAAGCTTTGTCTTTTACTTTGACTCATTTAACTTTTCCTACAAGAGCAAGTTCAAGTAGTGCTAACACATTAAAAGCCTCATGTGCAAGATGAATGATACCACTCTCTTCGTCAGTGCAGTCAAGCATTTCATTACCGAAGCTTCGTTGTGCATCAAACTTCACACGATGCCTTGCAGCAGCACCTTTGAAAGCATTCTCAGCATTTGGGATGTTTTTCCAATCATGGTCCTTGTATCCTTTGTTCTGATTAGCCCACGTCATTACTTTAGCAAGTTCAAGTAGTGCTAATGGGAAACCTTGATCTACAAGTTCCATTCGGATTTTATCTTTCTTGCGTTCTTCTAGGATTGGTTTTTCAATTGAATCTACATCTAACCAAACTACACCGTAATCTTCAATGCTGTTAAACTCTAGTGCAAAATTCCTAGCGTCCTTGTCATCTCTGAAATAAGGATCACCATCTTCATCAAACCCTTGTACAGTATAAACCTTACCAACCGTCATGTCTTTAAAATACTCGGGAAGTCTGGTAGCTTTAAACTTATCCCCAATCTTGATTACTTTCATTTCTTCTCCTTCTTTGCGGCTTTCGAACGCAACATATCAAGCACTTCCTGATAATTCTGTTTCAATTGTGACAGTTCTTTCAACACTTCGTCAAGTTCTTTTTCAAGATGCGAGACGCGTTGGTACAGTACAATGTCGTTGCTCATTTCTCCCTCCTCTTTGATAATGCGCCAAGTTGTGAATTCTTCCAATGAGGCAACCAACGCATGTTATCCAAATTATAACCCTTCGAAGAATCTTCACGATCTACAGATGGCGCAAATCGCATATCATACCCTAGCTTTTGATACTCTTCAAACAAAGCGTTGAAGGTAGAATCATTAATCGCCCATTCGTAAAATTCTTCCTTGCTTAAGATATCAAGCCCTTCGTACAAATGAGCTTTCTTGCTTTGAATCCCTGTTACACGAGAAAGCATGTTCCGATAAGAACGCATGAGAAAACCTTTCTTAGTCTTTTCATACTTCTTTGTTGCAGCATCTCCATTTTGTCTACGTTTAATTCTCTGCTTTTCGTTCTTACACTCTCGACAAATTCTGCTATGTTTCCCGAAAGATTTTACCTCTTTTTCTCCACCACAGCAAGAACAAATTTTAACTTCTTGGTCCAATCCAATTCCCTTCCGTATCCATAATAAGTGGCTCTAAAATAGGCTGACTGTCAATAATCAAGCCAGTGCCGATAACTGGCCTTTTCAAATTGCAATTGTTATAGCTGAATGCGTAAGCATCATCATCAATCAAACAGCCACACTGCAAACCAAAGTAAAGGCCAGTTGCATTACCCCAATAATCAATCTTAAACTTCTCGTGATAATGGCCCTGAACAGCCGACATACCAGAAAGCTGACTTGCTTTAATTACATCATTTGACTTCCCGTGGTGAATGTAGCAATAAGTACCGTTAGGAAGTTTCACAGTTAAATCGTAGCTCCATTTCCATCCATCGTCAACCCCAAGAACATCATTATAGCTTTTGATGTAATGCTTGGGGATTCCATTTGTTTTTGCCTTACGCCAAATCAGACTCCCATGATTGGATTCAATGATATCCATTTTAGGGAAAATCTGGTGAAGCTCTTGAATCACAGGCATTGCTCTACGAAGCTCATCGCCAGCGCTTGGAAGGTCTGGATCATGATCATGATAACTCAAGGCATGGGCATCAACCTCATCCCCTAAACAGATTACTCGTGTTGGGTTGTACTTCTCTTTCAAATGCTTAAGAAACGCAATTGAATCCTTGTGATGATAAGGGATATGTAAATCACTAATCAAAAGAATTCGTGAATTATCTTCTTCTTTATCGGCCTTGCGAATCATGTGTACTTCTGTAGGCTTTGTAAACTGTTCGAAGTTAGTGTCAAAATACTTACGAAGGAAGTCACTTACAGTCGTACGAGGTACGTCAAGTTCTTTAGCGATTGCACGCCAGCTAAGACCACCTTCAGCTAGTTTTACAGCGTCAACTTTCCATTCAATATTACTCAAACCTTCTCTCCTTTCATAAAAATACCAAGACTAGTGTGCGTGAATGAAACCAAGCTTGCATACAAATTATACTTCTCGTGCGGACTCATGGTCATAAATGTCTCTAAGCTTTCATCAAGAACATCTAGAAACTTTTGAATGTCATGCTCATTTAGCTTTTCATAATTCAAGAACTTCTTTTCTGCTTTTGGGAACAGATCAATAATCTCTGCCATATCTAAATACCAATCTGGCTACAGAAGACGTAGAAGAAAGTGGTGTATTCCAGAAAGTCAGCGATTAATACATTTGTGAAATAATCTCTCATTTATAGGCTCCATCGAACTCCTCACTATCTTGGATTGGGTTTGGATAAACCCGTGTTTCGTTAACAACAACGACCTGCTGATTTTCTAGTAACTTGTTAAGCTTACCATCAATAGTTTCAAGTTTAATCATTAACTCACTTAACATTTGTTCTTTAGTCAGTTTCTGCATTTTCTTGTTCTCCTGAAGCGTTTTCAGCTTCTCTTTTAAGAATTTCTACTATTTGCAAACGCCTTTTAGCACTAGACGTAGCAGGAGTATAGCCTTTCTCTTTAATCCACGCAACATCTTTTTTGTCTTTTACTAAAGCAATTGCGAGCTTGGCATACGATGCTTCCTCAAAGCTAATACCCATCTTTTCAGCATAACTCTTAATTTTGTGTGCTTCCTTTGACACTAGTTGCATATTATCCTTGGATGCACAGAGGTGTAAGATAAAAGGTAGTACGTCCTCCCAGTCTTTCAAAGAGACATTGCCAAGAATATGGTCTATCTCCGAGGCTGATTTACCTACCCATTCACCAGATAAGGCGCAATATGCACCAGACTTTGCTCGACCTTTGTAACCTTCTGGCGGAACGTCACACACTTCGTTTTTAAACTCAATCTTAAGTGGCCATTTCTCCCAAATAGCTCGCCTGAGTGCTCCACGTAGGAAAGTAAAAAAGCTAGATTTAGTGGGCCAGATATGTGGCGCCTCTTCCCAAGGATTCATTGTAAATACCTCTCCATGTTCCAACTATCCTGATCACTGCGAAGAAGATATAGGAAGAATCCATTCTCATTCATGCGCCTAGCCCATCTATCTTCCCAAGCAGATTCATAACACTCTTTTACTCTTTGTGCAATCTCTTGCTCTGTCTTGCAATCAGCTAAAAGCTTTTCTGCTGTTGCTGGACCAACCCCTTTAGTTTTGATCTTATACTTCTCTCGTATCTCTTCAGATAACTTCTCAATTCCTGGGATTGCATCTGCACCATCGCCAGTCAACATCTGCGTAGCAAAATTGTAGGACTGAGTAAGGCCGTCATTCCAAAAAACACCTTGCTCTGGTTTGAAATAGTTGAACATCCAACCACGACTATTGGCAGCTAAATCTTTGTCCACATAAGCCAAAACAACATCAGAAGCTTCTTTATTTCTTTTGGTCAACCCTTTGTTGTAGCTTTCCCAAGCAAAAATATTGCAATTATCATCTGTTTCACGACCTACTGCTTCTATAAGTTGTTTCTTATACTTCTTGACCAAGAACTCACGACACTCATCAAACAACAAAGGCTTAGGTGGACGGTGAGATTTATATTGCACGAATTCAGACTTAAAATCTTTCCTGAAGTTCCCTTCGCCTTCAATACAAATCTTGAAATCACTAATACCGGTTTCTTCGATTATATTTTCAATCTTTTGTTTGATTGATTGGAAAGCAAATCTAGGTTCGCCGACTACCTTACTAACTGTCTGGAAATCAAACTCATCTTTAGACCACTTGTCTTGAGATTTGATCCAGTCGTTGAAAGCAGTTTTTGAGGCGAATAGCTTTTCTCTACCGGATGCTTTGTGGATCACGTTGCAATTATTTTCTTGGTGCATTGCTGCTGAAGAGTATAGGATTGTATCGGTATCGATTACTAGTAACTTCCCCATTTATTCCTCACTAAAAAGGCCCTTTCGGGCCTATATGAATTACTTCGAGTAAGTGTCTTGAATCTGCTGAATCTCGTTTAGTTCCTCAGCTTTGGCTAGAAGATCATCTTGTTTAACCTTAGCTTTGGCAGCCTTCATGATCTTAGCCACTTCTTCTTTATCAAACCCATCTACACAATATTCTTTGTGGTAGGTGAATTCTCCTTTCAACTCTTTCAAGTCTTCTTGAAGGGTGAAGATTTCTTGTTCTAGCTGGTAGCTGCGGTCAAAGAGTGATTGACGTTCTTTCATTATTTGCTCTCCTTAAGTTTATTTAGGGCTTCTTCTACTTCTTGAATCTCAATACTGAGATTAATAACACTATCTTTATAACTCTCAGCAGACGCTACATGATGCTCATATTCAGCCTGATCGTTGTCACGAGTTTTCTTCAAGCTTTCAACTACACCCTCTAGACGTTTAATTACACTACTCATTACTTACTCTCCACTAGTTTAATTTCAGTACAAGTTAAGACCACTTTATCAAAATCTTCGCAGGCCAAGTCATCCAAGCCTACTTTATCCAGCAAGCTCTTACTAATCTCACCAGCAGGGACCAGATGACCTAGAATGCAAGACAGATAATAGTATTCTTCCTCTGACAACACAAGCTGGTATTTATTCCATGGCAATTCGTCTGGAGTTTTAAAGAAATTTACTACAAAGTCACTACGACGATTAGCTGCCTCTTCTACATCTAAAGCATCTTGCTCGCGTTCTTTCTTTTGATAATCAAGAAAGTCCTGATAGTTTTCAAAGCTTAGTGTAATCGAGGAATCACCAATCTTCTCTTGTCGTACTACAGTACCCATTTGTTTCTCCTTTAAATAATGCACGTCCTTGTGCTTTGTAATTAGATCAGAAAGGGCTAACTTGCATTTAAGCCTTCACCGTTCTCTTTATGCCATTGTTTATGGCAAAACTCGCATAACCAGAGAACTTCCAAAGGTTTATCATAATCGCAATGATGAGCAACAATTGCGTAGTCTTCAGGACAAAGTTCACACACTCTAGGATTTACTAATACTCCGCTCCGAACAGCATTGGCTACAGCCAAGTGGGCTTTATATTTCTTCGGATACTTAGCTCTGTAATCCCTAAGGTATTGAGGATCTTGTCTTGATCCGCCTCGTTTTCGATCATAGTCAATATAATAGTCGTGCCTAAGCTCTCTGTTTTCTCTTACATCCTTTTTATTACATTCCTTGCATTTGTTTACCGTTCCGTCTGCCATTCTTGGATGTTTATAGAATTCAGATAGGGGTTTTTCAACCCCACACTTAAAACACTTCTTCATCAGATCATATGCAGGATCATCTTACCTTCCTGTAACCCGATAGGAGCAAACGGAATATCATCATCGAATTGATCAAAATCCTGTGCTGGTGATGGAGCTTGTTTAGTAGTTTGTTTGGCTGCAACAGGAACTTCCTTAGCTTCAACCGGCTTATCAGCTTTCTTCACTTGGTAACTCACACCAAGTACATCGTCTTCTACCGAATCAGAAGAACCACGAGATTCAAACGGAACATGTTCAACCACTTGCAGAGTATCCAGTTGAACTACAACCTGACCTTCTCGATTTTTGTATCCAAACAGCTTCAGATTGACGATAGAGCCATTGCCAACGTTCTCAGTAAATGGCTTACCTTCAAGGTCAATCACATTGACACTCATAGGATTACCTTGTTTCGAGAATTCAGCTTTAGCTACACTGAAACCCCAAAGACCATCTACCAGATCATAATTCGCCTTACCTTCTTCAACTTGAGAACTCAGTGGATATTTGATCTTCCTGGGTGGCTTGCTGGTTTTCGAAACCCCTACTTCTGCAAAGGTCTTGTTAACCATCACTTCGTCCAACAGCTTATCCTTAGCTTCTTCATCCACAAAAGGCGTTACACTGAACTCACGTTCTTTACTCTGGAACTTCTCCTTCGGAGTGTGTACTACCGGATAGAACACAGGAACATTCTTCAGATAGATATTAAGAGTTTCGAAATCACCTTTCTTCGGCAGATCACGGACAATTACTTCAGTTTTCAGTTGAGCTTTCTTAGTCATATTTATTTCTCTCTATTTACGTGTATTATTTAGTCACATTACTTTGTTGAGGATATCTCTTTCGAGATTATTTAGCTTTTCTTGTCCGCTTTACTAGCCGAAACATTCTTGCCAAATTCTTTAACAGTCTTTTCAAACTGCTGATATACATTTACAGTTAGCGCTAACGCATGGTCATCACTAATCCCTGCGTCTTGGAATGCTTTGTACATTTTAATCTTATTTGCAACAGTTCGATCAATTACAAAATTTGAAATCTCATTGTATTCATCTTCATAAGCTTTCAGAGCATCAATGAGCTTACGTACAACAGGTTTAAATTCTGGAACGATTTCAATGTATTGAATAATTTCTTCTAGACCAATATTCATTTTATCTCCTTATTTATTTAAGTTAGCGTACTTGTTTAGTAGTTTCTAGTTTGTAAGTGCGTTGCAAAATCTTTGCATCAGTATAACCAGCTTTCTTCACCAACTTCAATTCATCCCTTGCAAGCTCTCGTGATTCAAGATCAGTTACAAGCGGTGAGCCATTTACATTGATTTCGTAGGTGTATAGAGTTTTAGCCATTTTGTTTCTCCTTAGTTAGACGTTTTTGTAAGCTGAGAGATTTACTTTGGTGTTTTCAAGCCATACGCAGATATCTTCTGCTGTAGTTACTTCCATTGTTCCAATAATTTCTCCTTCCTCATCAAATTGATCAAACTTAACCACAGCACCTGCTTTGATCATGTAGTGGTATCTACCAATCAGTTGATTGTCTTTGTTCAGCATCACGTCTCTCCTTTGATTTTTGAGAGGTTTATTTTTAAACCTTACCCATCTATTTTAGCACCTATAAATGGGTCTGTCTACAACAAAATTATTTATTTTTCAGTTAGTGGCAATTAGCTTTCTGCGATTGACTCTGATTTTCCTTGTTTGCGTCTCGTTCGTGACTTACGGGGAATCCCTGTAAACCATGACCAGCTCCGTCCTGTCCAGATATTAGATATTGTAATTTGCTTTACTCCATACAGTTCTGCAAGCTTTTCCTGACTGATGCCTCCTGCCCTGAGCTTCTGTACAATTTCAGTAACATCGGCCTCGGTTAACTGTGCGTTGTAGTTTAGAGAGCCTTTAATAGTCTCCGTATTGTGCGATCCAGTCTCGACGCACCAATCACAATTGAATTTAGGGCTACACCACTCAAGGTTTTCCCATTCATTGTTTGTCCGAACAGTATCTTTGTGATTCACAAGCACGTAGTCTAAACCGGCATTACGACAATTTTCAACTAATTTTTCAGAAGGCGCGGGTAGAAAAGCCTCTGCAACCAATCTGTGAACTCTTGCTACCCTCTTTTTATCGCCAATAGACAACAAAACTTGAGGGTAGCCCTTACTGTCCAAGGAAGGAGTGAAGACATATTCTGTCAAAGGTTGCTGCCATTCTGTTACCTGATTTCTCATTGTGACTGTGGTTGGCAATCTCTTCACCCTACCCCTACTACTTACTTGATATACACCCTCATAATCTTTAATATCTTTCCAAATCTCTTCCATATTACCTCATCAATGGCACCCAGCCCAATTTCGATGAACCATGTAGCCTGCTGTCAATTCAACATTCAAATTATAATACTCTCCGGCTTCCTTTACTGCTTGTGCTGCTAGCTCACCCGGACGGGAGTACGCAATAAACACGCCTCCGTTTTTGTTGGGTTTAATGTCAGACCAAATCTTATCTGAAGCATCCTTAAAAGCTTGAGCTTCTTCCTGAGTGGCAAACATTTTAAACTGTACCAATTCTCTCTTAACTTCTATCTGAGCCTCATCATGGTAGGCAATCAGTTGTTGGCAGAAAGTCTTATTTTTCCAGTCCTCTCTAAAGAAGTCAACGTCCAAACCTTCAGCTTTCAATTTACGGTCATGGATCACCATAGCACGTTTTGCACATAGTACCCCTGCGCTCTGGAACAAAGAATTCAAGATAGCATGGGCAGAACGTGTTGGAACCTTACGACCATCTAAGCCCAGAATAAACTTCTTACCTCCTTGATTTTCCCAATATGCAGCAAGACGCTTTTTAAGTTGATCTAGCGGTGCCGCTGCTTCCCAAAATGCACTAAAGACCATCTCACCAACACGAATATCACTGCCGATAGTTTTAGCCACCTTTTTAGCTTGAGCACCATAAGTACAGCCGTATTTAACGTTTTTTGCAGGGGATCGCCCAAACTCTCGTCCAATAATTTCTGTAATCCGTTTCGCCATCATTGTATGTACGTCAAAAGGTTTGTCCATCAAAAGAGAGTTGCAATATTCTTTACTTCCTTGTTCATACTTCCAACAGTAATGCGCCTCTTCTCGTGCTTCTAGGCTATCGAAGTCATAACCAATCTGATAGTAACCATCGTCAACACAGAACATCTCTCGCATAGGTTCGCCATACAAAGACGTTACGCGGGGAATGTTGGCCACCAGACGATGTTTCATACGGCTGGTAGCAGCCCCGCAAGTATCTGCTGGTGTTGGAATACGCCCATCTTGACGAACAGAAGCGATATATCCTTTTTCCGGTTCTTCATCTTCATCCCATTCCAAACCTCCACCAAGAATACTGTTACGACGATGTTTATAAGTTAGGTACTCTACAACATCACGTACAAAAGGAAATTTCTCAGCAATTACTTCAAGGCCGGGGTCCATTTCCTTGTCTTGCCCTACAGTGAAGCTTGGATTTGTCAGTACCTTAATAGCTCGTCCTGACTCTGCACGTTTCATAAGAGCAGATTTTAGTTTTTGCCTTGTTGTATCCAAATGGTCGCAACGATCATCACAGAAGTTACTTGCAAGAGTTTGAGCAACATAACGATCAATTGCAGCTACAAGCTTTTCATGAATTAGCTTAATCTTTTTCGTGTCTGTTGACAAGTCCTTCTCTTTATACTCTTGGGGCGACCAACCTAAACTGCAAAGCCACTCTTTAATGTGCGTTGTATCATCGATTGTAGCATCCATCTCAGTAACAAGCGGTTCAGTCTTCAATGGTAAAGAATAACTCTTACCCTGAAAAATAAACTCAACCGGTACATTCTCTTCGTCAAGCTTAAGCTCTGCTCCAACCTTATCTGCAAACTTTACAAGGTCTGCTGCAACGCTTCGATCTTTCTTGAACTGACGAACAGGCGGAGTGAAATCTTTCATAAAAGCTTTTGTAGCTGGGCGTTTAGGTAGAACAGGCTCAACACGAAGCCGCCTTTCTTCCATCAAAGCATCCAGCTCTTTTACATTTTTCTCTGCAAGCTCTTTGTCAAACTTAAAACCTCGGTGTGTTTGCCGAGTAATCAATTCCGCAACAGACTTTTCAAGGCTAATCGCATCTTTCCAATCCCAACCTTCACGCTCTTTGTCAAGATAATAGTAAACTTGAGTGTTGGCTTTAACGTCATAAATGCAATAATACAACTCATCGGCTGCAAATTCCAAGAAGCGGATATCTGCTGGCATGTGTTTACGAAAATCAATCTTCTGAATGCTTACCTTTTCAGAAAGTTTCTCCAAACTGTGGCCACCGAAGCGGTCAGGGTTTAGCGTTTTTGAGAGTACAAGTGTATCCTCAAATTCAACTTCCTTACCACACCAAGTATCAGCCTCAATTGTATAATCCATATCCTCTTCAAGCTTACCAACCAGCAAGTCGAAGTTGATTTGGTTGTGTGCAACTACTTTTCGAATATTTGTTTTAAGAACATATTCCTTAAAAGCTTTGAGTGGATGGTGCTCATATTCTTGAGGAACATAATTTTCAAGAATATAAGTCCCATGCTCTCCTTTTTCTTCATAACGACGGCCATCGAGAATGTACTTAGGACCGTCATAGAAAGCAATAATTTTACCTGTCTGATGTTCTTCAACAACAATACAGTTTGTCTTAAAAGTGTCTCGTAGTTTGTATGGGCTTTGAGTGTAATCAATAGCCGTTTCATCTAGAAGACCAGTTGTTTCACGGTCCCAGCTAATGTCGATGAACATCTTTACTCCTTAAAATTCTTCTTCATTCGTCTTTGCATTTACCAATCGACCAGTTACAGGATGCATGGTAAGTACATCACCCAAACCAATATAACCCCACTCACGGTTTTTTACAACCCTTGTCCGCATGCGCCCACGATCACCACTTTCAAGAATCTCAGGCTCAAGGACAATAATGTTGTGTGCTAGCTGTTCAAAAGCACCAGAACCACGGCCTGCTTCCTTATCTACTTTAACCCAGTAAGGATACTTGACATTACCTTCTTTATCTTTTGGTGCGATGATTGGCATACGCTTAATGTGAGCCACTACAATCAAATGCATTCGTGTAGTTGTTACAAAAGCTGCAAGCTCTGTCAGAAGCTGGTCAATCTCTTTACGTTCATTATCATTCTCTGATGCACTAAAGATCATACTGATGTGGTCAAGGATAGCAAACTCAGCTCCCATTGCATGTGCCCACTTCAGGCTCTTGATAAACTCTTTTGGGGTGAGCTTACCGAAAGTCTGTGCTGTGTCGATCCAAAGAGTACGTCCATTATCAATAAGCTCCATGTAACTCTTTTCAGCAGCTTCACGGGTAATAATGTTTGGATCTTCTCGGAATTTAGGTAGAAGAACATTATTATCAAGTGCAATCATTGCTTGTTGAGTTTTCTTACTATCTTCTTCGATGAAGTAGTTAGCAACATGCTTACCATCTTTTGCAAGAGCATACTGCACTTCACGGCAAATTGTAGATTTCCCGACGTTTGTAGGAGCAAGGATTACAGTAAGCTCTGCTGGTCGCAGACCATGCATAACTCGCATTGTTTCAGGCAAGCAACTAACCATCGTACCAGATTCAACGGGAGTCAAGAGGTTATCAAGACCAATACCACCACGAATCAATACTTCCGGTGCATATTCTTTAGCAGTCCAGCTAACAAGACGGCTAAGCTCTTTAAGATTATCCTTGTAGTCGCAAGGGTCTTTGTCTTTTTCCAGTTCAACTACTTTAGCACGACTGCCCAGCAAAAGGCAAACTTCGCCAGTTGCTTCCTTGCCTTTCATAATGCCTTTCTTGGCTTCTGCTGGTTTAGCTTCATCACCATCAAAGACGATCCGGGCTTCAGAATACTTTTCTACAAAATCAAGATTGTTGCCTACGTGTTCAGCGGCATTCTTAGTCCCGAAGCCGATACTAACTACGTTTGGAACGTATTCGCCAGGATTCTTTTGGTGCTCCATAAGAGCTTGCCAAGTGATTGCAGCATCAAATTGACCTTCAGTGATGATTAAGGTCTTACCTGCTTTACACTTATCTTGACCCCAAAGATCAGATTTAATATCAACGTTACCGACTGCTGAGAAGTGGTTATCATGTTTTTTAGGATAACGCATATCTCGCTTACTGAAGCCAATAATTTTCCCTTCTTTCTTTACAGGGAAATAGTAAGCTTCTACTTTGCCGCTAGCTTCAGAAAACAGTGTGCGGATTTCGAAATGTTCTGCTGTAAATTGTTTAATACCCCGCTCTGGGATGGCCTTAATAGGATAAGTCAGAACGTCTTCAATTGACTCAATAGATTGCACGTAATTCTCCTTTTTAAATTTCTTTTGGTAAGTCATGAGTTTTGTTCGCTTTGCTGGTCCTCAGATTTAACCCCATGCACAACAAGCATATACACATTTTTCGAAGAATCACCCTCATCCTCTTCCAATGTAATAGCGATTTGTGTTGCCCCTGCATCAAGATGTTTCTTCAATTCTTTCAGCATCCTACCTTTAGAAGTACTGTTCTTACTAGAATGTTTTGTCACGTTCATTTAAAAGCCTCCCTACTTCTCAAGGATTTCTTTATTTACAGCATCAAGTAGTTTAGTAAGTTGTTGTACTACACTACGTTTACTTGTTTCCGACTTAACCTTAACGTCTATGGTATTCACATAATTCAAGCAAGTTTTCACACCATTGTATACTTCACTTAGCAGCATAGTTGAAGCTGATTCATTCCTAAAGTGAAGATTATAATGTGTTTGAATCAAATCTTCAATCCATTTCTTATCTTCTTGGAACGTTTTCTGTAATTGCTCAAGAGAGCCTTTAAACTCTCCACGAGTTTTGGCTACAAGATTTTTACCGATGATGTATTTACCAAAAGCTACTAAGTATTCAAACCCAGAATGATCCGAATTACCCCAAACTTTCTTGCCTTCGGTGGAACTATAGCTTACCCCTTTAACAAAATCCATACCAAGACTTTTAAACTTATCTGATACAAGATGGTGCATTGCTTGTGTACGAGAATAGCTGTACAGAGGAACATCAGCCCGCCCGGTAAGATATCCAGCTACGATGTATGGATTACCTGTGTCTTGACGAATATGTGTCTTATCTACAAGCATAGGCTCTGAATAGATAGTTTCTTTCTTGTAGACAACTTTCCATGTCTGCTTAAATTTACGATAGGCAAATTCATCCTCAAGAGATTCCCATGTGTGTTCATCCTCATCAGCACCATCAAAAGTTGAATACTTGGACAGTTTAATCAACTGTTCTTGGTAATCGTTAACTGACAAAGTATCCCCAGCTTCAGAAACATAATGAGTCTTATGTGTAACTGTGGAAATTGTTCGGATGTTTTCCAAATCTTTAACGGCAATTTCTCGCTGTGCTTGATTATAGCTGTACTCCGATACAACAACTTCACCATCGATCAAATATGTACCCGTAGGAAGCTTTACAACCACAACACCCAAATCATTAATACTAATAGCCTTCAATACTTGTTCCATTAAATATTCTCCAAATAATTCTTAATCTCATCTAGCAATTCACTACGCCCACGACTATAAGCATCGTCTTCTAGATCATTAATATCTGTGTCATGTGCTACACACTTAGTTTCATAATGTGACACTATCTGTTCGACAAATGCTGTCAAATCTGTCTCTCCAGCATAAAGACAGCCAGAAAGCCCATAGGAAATAAGCTCATCTGTTGTGTACAGGCTTGTACTGTCTGCTCCGCAGACCCCGTGTTCAATGTTTACTTTGAATGTCATTAGATTTCCTTCAAGCCTTGAATAATATGAAGGCACAAAGTCATGTAATCTTTAACCTGTTGCTCATCCGGGACATCATCGCTGTAATCACGAATAGCTTCCAGTGTATCACAACCAGAGCAACTACCATACCCTACTTTCACAGCCCAGTATGTGTCAGGCTGATAGCCTTTTGATGCAATAATATATACCAAAGTTCCTTGATAATCACCGTCATCAATCTCATGAATCAAATCAGGGTCTGGCGATTCATAACTATCATTATACATACTAATCAAGCTAATAACAGCCTTTACAATATCTTTGTAATTATCTGGATGTTTTACAAAAAATCCTTTCAATTCTTCTTGGTGTTGCATTAAAATATCTACAAATTTAGTAATCACTCTTCAACTCCTTTAATTTTATCTACAGGCACCACCATCAACAGGCATTGTGACTTACTCTTCTCCTCACAAAGCTTAATGCCTTCTATGTATGTATTAGCAAACTCCACCTTATTACCAAACACAATGATGTCGCTTGTTGTGCAGACAAGAGTAGCTAGAATAACGCCACCCCACCAATTATTGAAGAACCAATCTACGATTTTCATCATTGAAGTCCTTCCAACTCTTTAAGTATCTCTTGCTTGCGTTGTTCTTTCATTTCTTCGCTTACCATTTTCTTGTACTTATTGAAGATATCCCAAAAAGCTTCGTAAACAGCTTTAGAATTATCCTCACGGAAATACAGCGAATGGTTAGCTGAATCTACAAATACAGGTCCAAAGGATTTCAACTCAGCAAAGAACGCATCGAAGGTTTTCTTTGGATAGCTCTTGTCAAAAAGACCGCCCTCACCAAAGATATAAGCACCGGTTGTAAAGCTGATCTTAAACAGCCATTCATCTACAGGCTGACTGCCGTCGTCTGACCAGGAGATTGTACGACCATACTTCTCACCAAACAACCCCAGTCGTGTCCATTCATCGTAGACATTCTTAAGCTGTAGCCAATCTCCGCCTTGTGTATGAGAAAGCTCAACGCCGAAGCGTTCGCTCACTTCAAGAGCACGAATCATGCCCTCAAGAGTTTTAGGATTAAGATACAACTGTTCCTCAGACAGGAAATCTTTATGTTTCTTAACAACCTTCAGTAAATCTTTAAACGCTGTAATCTTGCTCATCATTCATTCTCCTTCTCAGCTTCAATAATTTTCAAAATCTCTTTCTTTAGCCGTTCCTGCATAAGCTTCACAAACCACTCATCAGCCATCAGCTTGTCAATCTCAGTCGAAGATAAATCAAAAGGTAGTCCGTCTTCGTCAAGCTCAAGAGCACTTTCAACAGTGAAGTCAAGCTCTTCATAACCCCTTGCATCCCAGTCGCTATCAAGCGTGTTGAAATCAGGAGACTTCTTGATGTAGCTGTGAATGTCACAGGTCAGAATGATGTTGTCGATAGCTATTTCGTGTCTCATGATGCTGCTTCCTCATTTCGTTTCGTTAGGCTTATTAAACATCATTCTGTGGTCTGTGTCAAGCGTTTACAGAATCAATTGTGGAAAGCCTTTGGGATGTAAAGAAGAATCAATATAGATTGGACCATCCCATGAACCGGAAGCAAGACCGGGAAGCTTCCGCTGGTCCTCCAGTGACTTCACCAAGTCCCGCAGTTCGTACATATTCCCATCATCGGGGAATTCCAAGGTGCCTTCGTATGCCCATTTGCCCGTGTCTTTGAAGTACAGCAGCGTAATTTTACTCATCTTTTATCTCCTTTATACTTTACGAATATTCGGGAAAGGGTAGCTTTCTGGTTTATTGCCATGGAAGCAAGCAATCCACTCACCATAATCAACCGTCCATTGGCGACCACATTCAGTTTTGATGTAACTCTTAGCTACTTTAGTTACACGTACCATCCCCATCAAGAATCCTTGGCTGTCGTGTGTGCTGACCATATCTCCGACTTTCACTTCTCCAAGCTCTGGACTTGGTTGGTAGGTTAAAACACTCATCTCAATTCTCCTTATTCACCTTTGTACAAAGGATCAGCATAGTAAATTTCTTTTGGTGCATCAGGCCACTCTTCACGCAAAGCATCGAAATTACCTTCATTCCAACAGCGTAGGAATTCAAGAGGTTCTTCTGTGTAACCTTTACCAAGCATGTAGTTGATGACAGCATTCCAACATTCGTCGTTTCTAGCAACTTCCTCTTCAAAATCTCGAACAATTTCAAGAACGTTATCACCAATTTTCTCAGCGGCCATTCCCCAATCAGTGCCTCGGTAATTTTCAAACAAGGTTTTCAGCTTTTCTTTCATTACAAATCTCCGTTAACGTCAAAGACGTTTATCCTCAGGTTTTTCACACATTCTAGTGCATTTCTTCTCTAAGCGCAAGCTCTGTATGTCTTGTGTGCTAAAGCGTTTATTTTAGCTGTATTTCCCTGGTAAAAGGGGTGTTTAGTCTTGTTCTTCGTAGACTTCAACAACCTTCTTCTTCAGGTAGCCGTATTTTATAAACAGACTTTCGAATTCATTAGGCATACCGTAACCACGGTCTTTGTAAGTCTTGTATTTTCGCCAAGCGATGTCAACAACAGTTTCAACATTGGGGTCTTCAGCAAGACCAAGCTCATCATAGCGACCAACGAACATCACGCAATTGGCACCATAGCCTTCACCTACCGTCTCTACCATATAGAGATGTTCCTTGCAGAAGCCGGAAAGCTGTACAGACAGGCTATCTTCAAGGTGTTTTGCTGTTCCTGTTGCATAACCTTTCGTAATTTCAACAGTACCAGTGTAGCCTTCTTTGAATAATTTTTCTACCAGATCAAGGACTTTCTGTGTGATTTTGTATTCCATCTGTATATCTCCGTGTTTGTGTTTTCGATACGTTCTATTCTACACCTCTTGGCTTAGGAGTCTAATTAAGATTTTCAATAGGATGGTGTAGGGTTGATAGATTGTGTAAATAAGAGAGAATATATCTCCTAAAGGCTGAATAAAAAGAATATTTATCTCTTGTATTCTAGGTGATTCGTGATAGAATAGATGCCTACGTTGTTTTATGGCGTATCGGACAGAGAGAGAAATGTCATTTGCCCGTTTTAGGGCTAGCTAATTAGCTATCACTCACCGGCTCTGTCTTAAAGGCTATGAAGAGGGAAGATCCTCGGCCAACCTGAATCGAAGCTCATTATAGGGGATCGGTGACGCACGTCAATCTTTTTCGTGTGGAATGATGAGCAATCTTGGCTATGCTTACAAACAGGTAGCTTCCGTCCTAATGATGGCCTAGGCGACAACTCAAGACGATGAGATGTTGACAGCTTAGGAGAGATAGATTAAGCTTTTGTCTAGGCAAGAGGATACTCTTGTATGGCAATTGCTGGGATAAATCTATCTTTCCTAAGCTTTAATCTAAGACGATATGTATTAGATATAAAGAATAAGTAAACAAATAAAGATGTAAAACAAACCTAAGTAAATATAAAAGAGAGTAAAGAGATGGTAGAAGCTGGTGGTATGGAATTTAAAACTAAACAAACACTAAAGAATTATTGTAAGTTTGTACTAAACAATGCAAAACTTAATTCTGAGTTGTATGGTGAGTGGTTTGAAGTAATTAACGATGTCCTTAAAATGCATGATTGTTATGATGAAAAGACTCAAGGAGATGGGTATAAGATTGGTGTTCGTACTTGCCTAATCAATCCTCGTAATCGTCAATTCTATGTACTTCGTGCTGATGGTTCTGTAACTGATTTTAGTTATGTGAAAGCAATTAGTTCACAATCAAAAGAAGGTAAGATTAAAGATATCTTCCGTGCAGCTATAAACGATCAGACAATTGATTATAAAGATACCTATTTTAATGAGTTCGGTGATTCGAAAGGTTACGTGATTTGTCCAGAAACAAACTTAAAGGTCAGGAAGAAAGACAGTCACATTGACCACTACCCTAAACAGTTCAATGAAATTGTCAAGGATTTTATCGACATTCACAACATTTCTAGCGAATCTCTAGTTATTCATCATCCTGGTGACAATGCAACGGTTTGGATTATGGAGGATCAAGAGCTTCTGAATAAATTTGTTGAATACCATCACGAGGTTGCAGAGTACCGCATTGTGCTGAACAAGGTAAACCTACAGCGTAAGAAATCAAAAAGCTACAATTTTTAAAATGGGGCCTTGACGGCCCTTTTCTTTTGTCCTATGATAAGCACATCAAAACTATTCGGGGATTCTGAAATGACCAACCTACACAAAATGATGACCAAACAAGACGTTGAACGCATTATGTGGATTGCTAAAGCCTTCAACGCATATCATTCTAAAGGCGTTGACACTGTAACAGCCTATGGATTTGCAGAAGCTTTGTATGAGGAACGTTCTGAATATGATCCTGTTGAAGCCGTCCTTGAAGACTTGACTTACTGGAGTGAATGATGGCTGATTTTATTTACATCGCAGCTTTCATTTGTATTGTGTTTGGTGTGTGCTCTATCGCATCAGGATTTGACATCTTTGGCAGACAAGAGATTAAAGGGTTGACTTACGGTGTTATGGCTTTCTGTCTAGCACTTGTCATTATAATTGTGGCTGGATATTGTGGAGTTAGGCTATGAGATATCGAATTAAACAGGTGGGTGATTGGTATTACCCTCAAATGAAGAAGTTTGGTTTTCTTTGGGTTAACATCAATCATGGTTGGTATGAATATTACAAAGATATTGAGTCTGCATACTATGCAATTGATATCTACATCAATGAAAAGAACAAAGGTAAACAAGTGGTCATTCATCAGTATGGACCTAAGAATCATGATGGGAAGGAATAGACTCGTGTGGGCGCTGGTTTAGAAAGAGCTTGTCGAGAAGCTAGGAACAAAAATATTGAAGAATATAAAAGGAGAAAACGAATGATTAACTGGACTAACGTAAACGATGAAATGCCTTCTGATTGGGGTCACTATTTTGTGTTCACTACAGCAGGTTTTCCACAGATTCAAGAAGCACGTTATTATAAAAATGGCGACGATCCGGGCTACTTCCTTGTTGAAGGTGTGATTGTAGATGCTCTGTATTGGGCAGAAGCTAATTTTCCGGAAGAGTATTCAAATGATTGAATGGATTAGTGTGAAAGACAAGATGCCTGTTGTTTATGGCGACTATCTTGTGTGCTATCCCGCTCATTGTGGTGGACAACAGATTGATATTGCTCACATTAAAGACGATGTTTTCACTATTTGGGATAGTCGCTTTGGTGAACATCTTGAAATGTGGGATGTTACTCATTGGGCACACATGACTTACCCAGAGGAATAAATAATGTGGATTGAAATAGAAGAATCAGAGTTAACAGAGCACCTCCGTAAGTTTCTACAATTCCGTTGTAAAGAATCAAGAGAAACAGAATGGCTTAAGAACGAATTCGGTGCTACTTGGGGTTGTTCAGATGTTTACAATCTTCCGGGTGTTAAGTATGAAGTGATTAGCTTTCTCACTAATGAAGATGCTTATGTTTTACGTTATTGGAAGGGGGATTGATTATGTTGTTTGATATTGGCTGGAGAGCTTTCTGGTTTTGTGTAGGTGCTATCCTTATGCTTTTGTTCCTTGCTTGGCGTATTGGTGGAACACCAGCTGTATTGGAAAAGAAACAGAATGATGCTATTATCGCAGCTTGTGAGCAATATATACCACGAAACAAATATTGCGTCTTGATTGCTGTGCGAGAGGAGGATATTAAATGAATATTGATTACTACGCAGGTTTTATGATGGGTATGATCTGCTTGTCTGTAACGCAATGGTGGTGGAGAAATCATAAATGAAAACAATTTATGTATTATATGTTGAAGTTTGGGGAGGTAATGGATATGGTACTAAGTTAATCGAAGCTTATGATTGTCCATCTACTGCAAACAAACGAAAGGATGAAATGCAAGGGAAAGTACCTAAAGCTGACTGCTGCTATTATGTACAAGAATTGGAGATATTAAATGATTAGCAAAGAACGTAAGCAAGAAATCATGGCGGAAGTAGCCTATTCGATTAACAAGTGGATTAGTAAACAACATCTTGAATCAATGGCTCTTGAAGACCTTGATGCAGATGAAGCAGAATGGTATCGTGAAAACTGCTGGGGTAATTATGAAGTTGAATGTGGAGATTTTGAATAAATGAGTAAACTAATTGTAAACACACCAGAATCAGGCTATTGGACTATTGTTCAAGACGATCAAGGACGAGTAATTTATTCTGGTCACGACACATTCAATCAGTTAGCTCAAGAAGTATTGGATTGGGCGAATGTTCAAGTAGAAGTTGATTACATTGAATGGGAAGATCAAGAATTTCAGAGTAAATTCTAATGCCAGGATCAGGATCACAGAAACGTTCACACGCTCAAGCTATCCGTTGTTACAATCTTAGGCAAGAGGGATTTACATTGTCTCAAATTGCTGATATTGTTTGCATTGATAAAGAGAAAGTGAGAGCTAAGATTTTGTTGGGAGAGCGTCTAACAGACGTAAAAGAAAGATTAATTAGTTTAGGAGAAGAGAATGATTAATATTGCAAAGCAACTATTCGTAGTTAAAGGCGTAGATAGGGAAGATGAGCTTGCCTATATGTCACCCTACGCAGAAGGAAAAGACGGACAACCACTTGCAAACATCGCCAAGATGCAAGCAACAGGCCGTTCATGGGCATCTGTTGGTCCGCAGAACGTTTATAAACTAAAACCTGACGCTAAAACTTCATACGATTATGAACGTGATGAACAAGGTCATGTCATTGTAGATCATGTAATTCCAGCACGAAAAGGTGAAGAGTTCATTTACGACAACACACCTCTTACAGGATTTTATGTAGGATCTTCTGTTGCTCGTTGGAGTACAAGCAATAAACTATTTCGTGTAAAAGATCCTCGTAATTTCACAGTCGAAATTCCCACAGATAACCTTGCAACTCTTTTACATCACACAACTGTTGTTAGTGGTGTTGTTCAACAAGAATGTTGTTGGGGACGAGAAGGTAATAACCACATTTTGCTTCCAATCAATTCAGAGCCTTACTTGATTACACTTGATCAAATGGATACTTTGGCTAACAAGCTAATTTCCATTAAAGATATTAAGGCTGGTGATTGGGTGAAGTTCTTTGAAGACAAACACGAATATTACTATCTTGGTAAAGTGAAAGCTACTTGGAATGTTCGTGGTTATAATTATTCTTATCGATCTTGGCATAGTAGCACTCGGGAACAAACTTACGGAGAATGGATTGAAGTTGTAGATGATAAGTGGGTTGATTTGTTCTTACGTCCCTGGTATTCAAATGGAGAGCTTCGTTACTCAGTAGAAACATCCTCAAAACCAAAGATTGTTGAGATTGTAAAGCATGAACCAATCAATCCAACAATTGAACAGATTTCATGGTATGCCCCTGACCGCATTACGAATAAATCTAAAGGCTATGAACGGTATCAAGCAGCGGAACGTAAGCTGATTAGCTTTCGAACTAAATAGCCTTTGTCAATCTAACAGCCCATTAGCTATAGAATCTTTTAATAAGCTCTGTGGTTAAATGGGCTTCCCTACCATTGACGGGCTTTCTTTTGTGTGCAATAATTACCTCAACAAAACAGCAGCTCTGGGAGAAAACCATGAACGTAGAAATTAGCTTTACTATCGACGGCAATGTTGTCTACAAGAAATTTGAAAGTCGTGGGATTATTATTTATGAATCACAAGACCAAGAAACTGTCTATGTTGTAGACAAGAACGATGGTGAAGTTGTGTTGAAGATGGACATTCGTTGCGAGATGAGTCAAGGTTGTGGTTTTGTGGACTCTATTAAGTATCAAGCCTTTGGCATTTGGGATTAATTATGCGCACTTATGCCTCAACAATCAAACAATCCCTCATTGAAGCAGGATTTGTATTGCATAAATGTGATAATACACAAGCATGGAGGCTTTATTCGTCTGAAGCTTGTGTTAGGAATGAGAAGGGTTATTTGATGCAGTCTCGTGCATTAGGGTGTTTGTTATTAAGAGCAGCGAAAGAATTTAATTTGTAAGGGAGAGATATTATGAGTCGTTATACTGAAGATCAATTGATTGCGCTTAATAACTTGAAAGAAGCCGTCCAATACTTGAATGATACAGGCCTTCAAGTTATTTCTTGGATGGCTCAAGGCGTCGGAGTTGTTTCAATCTCGCCCGTAGAAGATCAAGATTATGATGATTATTTATCACCTGCTGTTATTGATGAAATTATGAAGTGGGATTAAAAGGAGAAATACTATGAAAAAGATGGTAGAAGACTTTAAAGATGTAGATGAATTAGTTTATTCGAGCAGTTTGTTTGAAATGAGAGAACAGCTAGATAAGCTTATTGCGGAATATGGTGACGCTGATTTAGATATCGATTCTGGTTACAGCAATATCTGCGCTCGCATTATTATTCAAAGAGAAGAGACAGAACAAGAATACCAAAAGCGACTGAAGAAAGAAACCAGAGAAAAAGCAGAAGCAAAAGTCAAGAAAGAGAAACAAGAGGCTAGGGAGCGAAAAGAATATGAAAGACTGAAAGAGAAATTTGGATAATGTCTTTTATACAGCTCTGCACAGACAAAGCACGCTCGATTCCCTATATCAAGGGGAGAGCAAGGGTGTACTCACTAATCGTTTCTAAACGTGGTAAAATCCTTAGTGAAAGCCAAAATCTGTATGAGAAAAGCCACACGCTACAGAAGCATTACAGTGTAAAGGCTGGTTTTGATCCAGAACGCTGTTACCTCCATAGTGAGCTTGCATCTATTATTAAAGCTGCTAAAATGAACCCTAAAGATTGTACATTGTATGTGGCAAGAGTAGGTAGTAAGGGACAGAAGATGGATGCTTGGCCTTGTCCGAGCTGTAGACTGGCAATCGCTGAAACAGCATTTATTACAAGTGTTCAAGTAACTATTGGAGAATGATTATGATGTGGCATGAACAGGAAGCAAAACGAGTTCTTGAGAATTGGTTGGACAAGTTTGATCGTTTGATGTTGTTTGCAGAACTTGCAACCTCAAGAGTGAACAATAAATTTAATCGTGAAAGAGCAAACAAATACCGGCAGACGGCATTGAAATGTAAAACACTGGGCCTTGTTTACCACGACCGTTTTAAGATGTGTACTGATGTATTACGTCGATTCACAAATGAAACATTTACATTTGAAAAGGATTGGTAATGTATAACAAAGAAAAAGCTTTACAAATCCTAGAACAAATGCTTGAAGGGGAGACAAACGAAAATATTATTACTGCCATTCAAGATCAGCAGTATGGTCTAAGCCTTGGTCTTGTGGCTTACTCTCAGCAGCTTCATTTGTGGTCTGACATCCCCGAACACAGCAATCAAGACACAAAGGAGTATTGGATAGCATTACACAATATTCACAAAACGTTGGTAGAAGCTGGAATTTTTGATGAATTGGAATAATGGGGACTGGGCGATAGCCCTCCCCTATTTTTATTTTTGAAAAATGTGTTGACACAGCGTGCTGATGGAGCTATGATTCGTTTTACAAAGCAAATCACTGGAGATGAACATCATGAAATACAAAATGTCGATTCAAGCTAAACGTGAACTGTTGGACAGCTTTGCTGGTCGCTTCTACAGCATTGAATGGGTGAAATCCAACGGAGAAGTCCGCGCTTGTACTGGTAAACACATGCAACACAATATGTTTGCTGCTGGTCATGCCTCTAAGGCTCAAGCAAACACAGTGGCTCACAAACCAAATCTTTACACAATGGTTGACGTAACAAACGAAAAATGGGTTAATGTGAACCTTAACAATCTGCGCCATGTGAAATGCGGATCTGTTGACATTGAATTTGAGGAATAAGAGATGAGTAATGTACGTGCAATTCTGAACATGGCTATTGCTGCCTTTGAACGGGATGCAGCAGAAGGTCGTCCGGTTCGACAAGAAATGGCTAACGAACTTCGTCTTCTGTTTGATGAGACCGATAAGGAGTACGCCCTATACGGCTACGTAACACCATCAGGGAAGCTTTATGCGTCTGGGATGTTGGCTGTCGCCAACGGAGAACAGTCTTGGGTTAAAGTGTATGTAAACAAAGAGGATTTGAAATGAATTTCAACGAGTGGTGGCTAAGTCTTCCTTCGGGGCGTCAAAAGGTGTTGATTGAAGACAAATGGATGCTTGCTGACAACGCTTTTCAGGCAGCTCAGACGCTAGGCATCAAAGCCCACGAAGGTCAAAAGCTTTTAGTGCAGCACATCCTTGACAACGACAAAGGATTGAGCGATAGTAGCCGTGTGATTCTTGAGAAGCTTATTGAGGAGTAGTAGATGAACCTGTCTTTTAGTGTAAATCGAATCTTGGTTATTGAACGTCAATGCGGGACTGATAGGGTGCTTATCTATACGGACCTCCCATCCACTGTGTACCCTTACGATGAACCTGCTACAATGGTTCTTGACGTTGCTAAGGGGTCTGGTATAGATTATGTGATTCAGAACTTCGGTATCACGCCTGAAAGCGTCCAGTGTTGATTGGAGAGACACAATGACAACCTCAGAGAAAATAGCCTACATCCGTAACAGCTATGGATTGATGCTCAAACAAAGCTCACATGAGTTTCTGTATGCTGCTTACCAAAGAAGCTTGAGCCTCACAGAAGCCTATTCGATTGACAGAACAATCAGTCAATCAGATGAAATAGAGCTTGCAAAAGAGATTGAAGCTGTGTACAATGTTTGCACAGACAAGTTTGCTGGCAAGCAGTCTGAAAGGCTAAATTAATTTAAATTAGGAGATATAAGATGAAGAAAGAAGATATCGTAAGTTTTTCTGTGAGTGCCCGTGAAGCACTTCGTTTGTATGCTGTAATTTCTAAAACTAATGGTGATGTTACAACAGATTTATATAAAGAATTGAAAGCTTTACTAGACCCCAAACAAGAAATTTACAATAAATATATTGAAAAATTTTCAGGGATCAGTAACATCAATTACTATGGAATTCAGTACATTCTTGAGGCCGAAGTTTTTAAAGAAAAATCAAAGGCTGAAGAGCAGCTTGACAATGTAATGGCTAAGCTGGCAGAATTGCAAAAAGAAGCAGAACAATTGCAAGAAACTATTAAAAAGGAGAAGAAATAATGCCACGTTTTAATGTAGAAGTTTCTGTTAATGATCTGGCTTTTGCCTTGTCTGATATGGATCAAGTCAGTTTCGTAGAGGCTGTACGAATTGCAGATGGGATTATTGCAGAAGTGGAGTTTACCCAATGGCTTGTCATGACTTTGGTTGAAGAACTTTCTTGTGATCTGACGCCGGAAGAGAAGTCTAACTTTATTAGTAATATCAAGGAGGCCCTCAATTGAATAAACTCCTATCAATCTCAGCACTGTTGGCTGCCACTTCGTTTACAGCCTTCGGAACATACGACCGGTACACAGCACATACAAAACAAAAGGAGGCTTTGTTTAATAGCTATTTCAATGTGTGTGCTCAAGAGGTCGAGAGGGCAAGCCTCTCTGGTCGCTACGCCTCGTCTGAAATACTAGAGCTTCGTAAAGCTTGTGGCGTTGGTGCTAAAGCTTTCGCAGACGATAAAGCGGATTATACAGTGCTAGGTAGAAGCTGGACATTTGATAAAGAATCTCAGATGTATGTGGAAGTATTTAAATGAATCAAGATATGAAGAGGCGTTACTATTTTAAGGTGGTGATTTCTGAATTCCTTGAGGAGCATTTCGGAGAAGTCGTAGATGAGCCTTTGGCTGCTCTGCTTACGTCAAAAATTGAAAGCAGACCAAATCATAACAACGAATTCAAAGTAAGGTTGACAAATGGTAATTTATCTGTTACGCACCTTGGTATAGAGTTTTGTAGCAGTAATTCGTAATATTTACTGGAAACATATGTTGACACGACTATGAAGACCGGCTAAGATTAGCACATACCGGATCAAACATCCAAGAATCAAAGCAAATCAACGGAGTCGAAATCATGCGCAACTTCTCTACTGCACAGATCATCTACAGCAAAAACCCTGTTAACTCCTACGAAAAACGGCTTACTCGCTTTCTTGAAGTTGCAAAAGAAACTGGCATGATGGTCAAAGAATGGGAAGAGGATGGTGTGAAACGTTGCCATGCTTCCTTGTCACAAGAGATGCTGAAAGCTGGTCGTGGTGTTTACAGTCATTTTGACTTCTATCCTGTTGAGCTTGGTGGTATGAGCTACCTTCGCATTGAATATGCATGGTCTGCCGGTTTGGGTAAAATCTTCTCGATTTGTATCTACCCAGAACAAAATAAAGGTTGACACAAATCTTATGAAGCCCTAAGATGATCACAAGTCTTAGGGTTTTCTTGTTTTTGGAGGTTTATCATGACCCGCATGTACATTCAGCCTTCGTGGATTGATGCAGCCAGCGACCACAATCAATGGTCAGGTGGTAATGGTCAATATCGTGGTGATAAATCTGTTGACATCGCTACATTCGACAAACAAGGCCGTGCTCGTGTTGGTGCTTTCAGTGATGAAACTATTGAAGCTCGTAAGCCTAAAAAGAAACCATCTGTCAGCATTCAAGATCGGATTCTTCCACAAGCTAAGCGTGTCACTACGCTTACAAATCAAATGAAAGAATTGGTAGCTGAATATCAAAAAGGAAACATCGACATTGATGAGTATTCTATGCTTCTCTCTGTGATTAGCTCTAAACGAGCTAAAGCTGAAATTCTGTTAGCTAAAGCAAAATCTGTACGTGCTCCCTTTGAAATCGAAGACGAAGAAGCTATTTCTTTGGGAAAAACACACGTAAAAAGCGAGAAAAGCTCTAAGACAAGCAAACGTACTGCTATAGAGGGAAATCGTTTTAAAGACGTTAAAAAGCCTAGTAATAGTCTGAGCCTATCGAAAGTGGCAGATTGGATTAATAATCATCAATTTACATACTTCGTGGTTTGCAGCACAATAGCCCTAACAGCAGCAAAATTAGTCTTTTAAAAGGAATTCACTATGAACATCACAAAAGAAACTATTATGCAAACGCGTCAATGGTTCCTTGATAATACTCAAGCATGCATTGATGAAGCTATCAGTGGAGATGTTAAGGTGAATGATATTAATAGTTATGTTGAATCAACGCTAAAACGGATGGACGACATTGAAGCTGGTGAATGGGACCACACTTTTACATTCCAGCAACGTGCTGTCTACATCCAAACTGGCGAATGCCACGCATTGCTTCCTTAAGGATAAATGATCATGAAAAGTCTTGACAAAGCTCTACAAAGCATTCAAACTTGGCAGAGGGAAGCCTTAGCTGCCAGCATAAAACAGAGCTACAAGCTTTGGCGGGAAAATGGTGTGTGGCAATCTAAAATTAATGGTGAGGCTTCAGATGGAAATCGTTGAGGAAGATGGCTTTTGGATCGTTAAAGATTGGGTTATGACCCCCGCAGGTTGGTTGTACGCCGGGATTGAATGGTTTGACTCTTATCAAGAAGCCTTTCTTTATATGAGAAGCCTTAGTGTTGTGGAGAATTGAAATGAAATCAAAAACTAAGTGGCTAGTTATTCCTGCATTGATTCTTGTTTTATCCTCAAGTATGTTCTTCATGCTGTTGGGCAGTGCATGGGCTATTGCTTGTGCACCATTTGTAGGTATCGGGTTTGGTATGTTTTCTTATGGAATGCATAATGCTGGTTGGATCGAAGCTATTGCAAATTGGATGAACAAGGACAGCTAAATGAAAATCAACTACGCAATGCTTCACAACATGAATGAAACACACATCTCTTTTGAAGCTATTCGGCCTTCTAGTAATTCGTGTAACCACGAATATGAAAGAGACATCATATATAAACAAAAGACAAATAAGCGTAAGAATAATGTTGTGAGGGGTTTTAAACGTAATTATGTGGAGGCGTTGTGATGGAAGATGCAATCAAGAACTCTTTTGAAGAGTGGGCAAAAGGAGAAGGAGTTTTTAATCTTAAGTTACTTGAAGATGGCTCATATAAATTTTATAGTACGCAAAAAGCATATGAAGCTTGGGTATCCTCTAGAAAATCTGTCAAAGTTAAGCTACCATTCCTGTTCCCTTACTACAGACAAGAAGTCGTCGAAGTTTTACGGTCTTTAGGTATAGGGGTAGAAGAATGAATAGTATCAAAGAGCAAGATCAATACCGTTTATTTATCGATCAGTACAACTACATTCTATTAACAGTCTCTTACATTGAAAGCAATACTGTTTGATACCGCATTGGTACAATGCATCCAAACAGTGATTCATGCTATAAATATGACAGGAAGACAGAACGTTTGTATAAGTGGTGTGGGGATGGTTACGATGTAGTTGATACGGAATATGGCTTTTCTAAGCTTAATAGTGATGACGTTTGGGAATCAAGGAAACAGCCGAGTAGCAATGTGAATTGCGACTGCAGCGGGTTTTATGGAGATTGAGAAATGACAGAACAAGAAATCATCGCACGGATGAATGAGTTAGGCGCTCTAGCTGAATCTCGAATGAATCAAGCGCCACACAATCCACATCTCCAATATGCTGGTATTCTTTGGATGACCCAGGAAGAGGCTACAGAGTTTCTAGAATTACGTCTAATGCTACCTTCTGCAGGACAACAGCGAGAAGAAGCAAAACTTAGGATTAAACATAAAATAGAGAAAAGAAAAGCTAAAAAGATGCTTGACGACCTGTCTGTATCTCTGTAGAATCAATCACAACAGGGCGTAAAAGCCTCGCCTAACCGGAGATAAGACATGAAAACTTACAAAATCATCCATGAAGGTAAAGTGATCGGTATTGAAAAGGTTGGTGGCTTCATGAACTACAGCGCCGTCTTGATGCTGCTGGAGCATCTTGGTTATCCGACTGAGGCTAAGGCTGAGATTGTAACCAAAAAGAATTAATTAAAATTTACAAAATAAATGTTGACAGGTGTCTGAAAAGGCCAAATAATAAACCCATACAAAGCAAGCACACGGAGCAACAGCCATGCAAAACTTCAAATCCAACCACAAAGCAGTCACCATGGATACCATCTTCACTGGTCTTCGTAAAGTGATGAATGATCGTTCTCAAGCTGTGTTGGTAGCCGCTGGTAAGATTGGTAGCGTAGAGGTTAAAGAAGGTGTTAGCGTGATGGTGTACGGTACTGAGAACAACTGGACTGTACAGGCTGCAATGACCATCAACGGTCGTATCCGCTTTGTTGCTGAAGCTAGGTGTGACAACAGCGATTTCTAAGGAAGCAAGAAGGAGAGGAGCCGAAAGGCTCTTTTCTTTTATACCCTTATGCTTTTCTATAGACGAGTTAGGTGTTTGTCTCCGAGCTACTATCCTCGCCTTGTGTGAGTTCATTATGGCAAATCCTCCTTGCCTTGTCAACAGAAAATGTACGAAATAAATGAAAAATTCTTTGTGAAAAGGCTTGATACCAGCCTAAAAATGCTTGACATGGATGGTGGATGGGGGCTATGATTTGTTTAACAAAGACAGAAACACTCTTTAGGAGAAACAGCATGAACATGCAAGCACTGGATGCACGAATTCAACAAGCCTTTCGTGATAACAAAATCAGTTTCTCTGAAGCAGAACGTGCCCATGCAGCTATCCGTGAATCTCACCGTTATGGCAACAAGATGACTCCGAAGGCACGGGACAGCATCCTCACTCACCGCTTTGGAATCTGAATTAAATGAAAACTCTTATTGTCTTCATACACACAAAGCTTATGAATGCCGACGGTATCCGTCAGAACGTTGTATTGGCTGTCCCACATTGGCAAGCTAAGTATAACAAAGTGTTTACAAGCGTTAGTAGTAACTACGTCACGTATACACCAATCGCTTTTGACAGTCTATAACACAGGAGATGCACAAATGAGTAATACTCTTGCAACTAATATGATCAAAGCCTTGATTGAAGACCTTGGACCAGATTGCTTTATGTCTGCCTTGACAGAGGCTATCACAGACAATGATGGTCGTGTGTTTGAGTTCTCAGGATACAGGAAACCATCCGAATACGAAATGCAAGAGCTTCTTAAGGCTATGACAACGATGTCTGCTATCAGCCTGGACATTGAGAATTATTAACTAAATTTACAGAAAGCTCTCAAATAACCCTTGACACACAGAGAGCTTTCCACTAAGCTTACACATATCGAAAGCAAACACCAAAGGACAACATCATGATCACTTACGCTCTCATCCTCACTTTCTCGACTCATGTACAGAGTGAAGAGTATGTCATTGACTATAAGCTCACTAAACAAGATTGCATTGAACGTATGCATGAGGAATATCAAGATAGTAAGAATGAGAGTTATGCTCAGATGTATAAAGATGCAGTCGAGCGTTATAAAGCTGTTGCTATGGAAGGAAAGATTGTAGAAGCTAGCTTTAAGTGTGTTGTGGATGAATATTAGAAAATTATTCAAATTTCAAGGAGATACAGAAAATGTCAGAAAGTCTCTCTCATTGTGATTGCGGCGGGTGCGCTACTGTGGGATTTGAAACCGATACAGGTTACTTAGTAGAATGTGAAAATTGTGGTTATAAAACAAAGTCAAGTCAAGACTTAGATCTTGTTGTTGCACAGTGGAACGTTAGAAATCTCCATAGCCAAGCATTGAAAGATGAGTACGGAAAACCTCGCTTGTATCTAAATAATTGGAAATAGTGCTTGACTGGATTTCTGCTTTCTTTATAGTATTTTCCTCTAAAAGCCCTTGACGAGGCTATCGATTTAAAAAATCTCTTTACTCTTACGAAGGAAAAGCCTAATATACACACATCGGAGGCAATCAAGCCCCACAGGCAGGCCACCTGATCACCCGGGCCAGGAGAGATTCACCATGTCTTTTCAATCTTGCGAAATCCGCATCTCTTTGCACACTATTGCAGTAGTAGAAAAGCGCGAATACATGCCGGAAGGCCGTCAATATACCCTCAAGATTGTGGACACTCACAGGTATAGTTTTTGCCCTGTGCAAGGCGGTACAAAAGAAGCTTGCCAAGCTGCCATAAAAAGCATTCGCCAACATGGAGCCCTGAACTGGCACAAAGGCATGATGTAATACAAACACACAAAATTAAGCCCCTTAACTGGGGCTTTTTCATGCCTATAAGAAGCGGTCACCCAGGTGCGGCGTGTCCAGGGCGTAGTAATGAAAATAACCATAAATTTATGAAAATAGCGCCTTACAAGTCGGCTGAATATCTGTAAAATCAATTCCATCAAGACAACAAACAGATACAGGATGCAAATAAATGAACACTCTTCAATCTGCTAAATACGCTCTTGTCAAAGCTCAATTGAAAGCAATGTCTTTCAATTGGATTGATTCTCCAAACTACACTCGCAACGGTGAATCTGTTTATCAGGCTGAAGAGATTGTCTATTCGCCTAATGCAGGCACTTACTGGGCTCTTGTATGCAAGTCTAGCGGCATCTTGTGCCTTACTCATGGCGATCAATCTATCACCATTGATTTCCTGTCTGAATACAACACACAAGAACATTTCGTCATCAGCCTTGCCGAGAAGGTGAATAAAGTAGCACAAGAAAAGATCAAAAATAATTGAAAGTAATGCTTGACCTTTAATCTCAGTCTGCTAGAATTACACACAGAAAGACAACAAACCGAGTAAAGAAAATGACCCACATCGAATTCAAAACCAAAGCCGTAGACATCTACAACATGGACGATTCTTTCTCTCACAAAGAAGTATTCTTGCCTGAAACATTCAAAATCTCTCACATAAAAGATGCACAGTCTCATCGTATGTTCTCGGGCAGAGTAAAAGCAGACATTCTGAACGTCCGTGCAAAGATGATCCTTAAAGAGATGGGTATTGGCAAGTCGTTTAAACTCGACCAGTTACCAGAAAATGTAACTGTCACTGGTAGCTATATGCTAACTGTCACAATCAAACTGTAAAGGTGTAATCATGTTTATTGTGAATTATTTTCTCGACTCTATTGATAACAGCTTTGAGCAAGAATTTCAGACAGGAGAAGAAATCTCACAATGGCTATACAAAATGTTCTCTGAATATGAAATAAGGTTAGTGGTCACAAGAATATTCAAAATCTGACGATAACCAACATCTAACCGCTAAATACACACTTCACAATAGCCCGTCATTAGACGGGCATTCTTGTTTCCATTCTTCACTAAACAAACACTTTATCAATACCTAACTAAACAGTGAAAGCCTTACCTGGTAAGGTCTACAACGTGACTTGATAAGAGTATTTAGTCACTATTTATACGTTCGGATTGCGTACGAAACACTTGTGTTGAGTTAAGCACGAACAACATTCCCTTTAAAAAGTCAACCCCTTTCCAGGATTTTCTTGAATTTATTCTCTACCATTCGTCAGAATGGGAGCAATAGAACATCTTAATAACACATTCTTAACTGATAAATTCTTTAAATGATCTTTTCTTAAATTTCTTTATTTTTCTTCTTGACTGCCTTGTCTAGTTCTCTTATACTGAACACATACAGAGACAGAACGTCTCAACTAAGGAGAAACAAAATGTCTTTCAATACCTTCTTTGCTTTTTACGCTGACGGCTCTTCTCAAAAGGTTGAATTCCCATCAGACTGGTCTATCGAAGATGTTAAGAAGGCCATGCAGACAGATGACATCATGGGACCATATCCAGTCGAAGAAGACTGACTAAACAATCCCCTCCAAACTAGCCCCTTCACTGGGGCTTTCTTTCGTCTCCACTAATAGCTCTATTCTATTAACTAATTAGTTCTAATAGAGGAAGTCTTAATTACTGTGTTTAAGAGACAAGCTGTCGATTGGAAGGTTCTGATAGAAATGTTTTATTAGATATTCGATAAAGTTAGTTGCTATTTGGTAGTGGGGGTGGTAAGGTGTTAAGACCTGTTACTAGATATCTGGTTGGTCGGAACTTACCTAAAATCATCCTTACATATTTCTTATACAAGCATCAATAGAGAACACCTAAACAAGCATGTTCTCTCAGAGGGATGTTGGATATTTCCTTCTAGTCTATTAATATGTATAGAAGATTTTAACACCCTTGAATTATAAGGGGTAGAGGGTTATCTCGTTCGCAAAAATGCGGAGAAGTCAAGTATCTGCCATCCCATACCAATTATTCAGTGCTCCAGTACGAAGTTCGTTGTCTCCTCTCCAGCCATAGAAGGGGCTGAATTCAATAACAATATCCCCTCTTTGTGGTTTATTCCTTTCTCTAATCCTTAAGATATTTGGACTCATAGATGTTAGAAGTCTTGTTAGGTTCTTCTCTTGGATTCCAGAAGTGGTTAGATCTTTAGTTGATCCTATGTAGATATTCCATGCTGTACAGTTTGTGATGATGTACTTCAAAAGCTTCGCTTCTTGCGGTGTTAGAAGTCCTTGCACAACACACTCAAGAAGAACATGAGATGAGACAACTGCTTTGTCTTTCACATAAGCATCAATCACAGATGTAGCAGCTAACAGGCTATCAGCCGTTATGCAGTCTTTAGGATATTTGGTATCCACTCCTATGTACCTCTCAATAGGAACTACCCTCTTCTTTGGTTTAAGATTAGGTACGTGTACTAGGATTTCTCCTGTGTCCTCATTGAATACAAAGGTTCCATCATACCTATCTTTCTTTGTTTGTAAGTTCATGTACTCTTCTTGCATCCTCTTCTAATTGCTTCTCTCCCCATAGACATTTGAATTGTAAGGCTAGTCTCATAACTTCTCGATATTTGGCACACGGTTCATCTTGGTTCTTTCTCAGTGCAAGTGTTTCTACAGCGGGAGTTTGGTATTGCAGTGGTCCTGTAAAAGCTAAGACTTGTTCTCTTCGTGCTATGCCGTATCCAAGATAGTCTTTATTTTCTCTAAGCTTTAATACTTTTTCTGTGTAAGGGATAAACATATTTTCTCCTAAATGACTAAAGCCCCTTTCGGGGCTTATTTTATTTTGGTTCTGTTGCGTCCCACCAAGAACACAAGTATTGACAAGGATTGTTTCTAATCTTCAAAGCTCCTTCTTTACCTACAAGATTCTCAAGCTCAGCAATGTATTTCCTCATTTGGTTGTATGCACCTACAGAGTAGTTTGCATTATAGCTCCAATCAGTTCTGTGCTGATCTTCGATCAATTTCATAAGATCATGTTTATCACTCCCCAGTTCATGCATTTCTTCAATACACGTAGCGAGTAAAGTTTTCAAGCTTACAATCTCACAATGCTTTTCCCATAACATAGTTTCCAAATCATCACGATCATATTGCTCATACACAGCACTCAATAACATTATTTACAACCTCCACTCAAATAAGCTTTAGGATTCTTACAACTACCACCATAGTTGACCTCACAATCACATACACAACCTGAATGTGCATCCTTAAACAATTCGTTATCTTTAATAAACCTGTCTACTTGTTCAGGACTAGCTTCAATTTCAAAGAATCGTGTATCTCCCACTTGAATCCAGTCATCTACATCCAGTTTAAAATCGTATTCTTTATTCATCAAGAAACCCTTCCAAGTAGTTCACGAAGCTCAATAGCTTGTGTGTTAGTCATTGTAATATACATATCACCTTGTTTAAGGCTAACTGTATCCGTAACCCCGTTCCCTGTAATATGTATTTCTTCCATGTAAAGCTCTTGTCCACCAAATTCATCATACAGCTGACGTTCGATATAGTAGTCTAGTTTGTATCCCATGTTATGCTCCCCACATATCACTTACAAATTTATCCAATTTAACTTGATCCTCTACTGTAAGGGTTTTCATATAGCCCACATCATATAGACCGCTGAGGATAGCCCCAAGCAGGTGAGGGTTAATGTATTCGTGATTTGATTCCTCAAATTCAGCCTGTTTAAGCATTAAATCAATAAGCTTGTCTTTAAACTTCATCTCAAATCCTCACACTCTGTGGACCTTCCCACTCATTACACACTTTAACAATCTTCCCTTGACAGAACAATACAGCCAGATCATCCACAGCCCATGCTTCAATTATAAATGTTGTCATTGCTTGCCCTGCAATCTTACCCTTAAATGGTCCTGCTGTACTACCAAACACTTGCGGATATGCCCAATATTCGAAATAACAAGTAGGAGGAATGACGAATTGCTCTCCGAATTTAGCATTCAAAGCTTCCCAAGCTTCATTCTCAGTGACTGATGGAACCATTTGTACATTCATAGATCAATATTTCCTTCTCGACGTTCGCCCAGCTCATTTTCAGATACATCGTACAGATGGTAGTCAATCAAATTCCCGTTGTTCTTCGGTCGATAAACCACGTACCTATTGTGAGGTGCTGCTGGATGATTCTCTTCATCTGAAGTGTAACACGTATATACCACAACTTTGATTCCCATTTCCCCACCACAGACTGAGTATAGGGCAACCTCATCGCCTTGCTTATATTTATATTTCATTTAAAACCTCACTTTCTTTCCAGTAATAGTCTCATAAATCCAGAGCGTTACACCTAACACAACTCCAGACGCTGTCAGGAACGGCCATAAGACAATCCATGCAACCTTTTCTCCAATCTCCATAGGCTCTTCTGCTAATGAAGCATAACACAAGATTGACCCTAGTACCCACAAACAAATCACAAGATAAATCATTCCAACCTCTCAATATGTTTCTGATAATCAATTACACCATCGAAGAATTCATTCTCTGCAAAGAGAATCTGCCTTGGTTTCTCACAGCCTTCAGAAGAACTCCATTGCCATTCTAAGCTCTGTTCTTCGTAATTACAACCCTTAAACATCCAACCAACCTCTTTCTGCTCTTCAGCGAAGAGAACACCTTTCATGTATTCTGATCGTTCGTGTTTGGGCATTATTCATCCCAGCCTCTGTAGTCACAGCAACACTCACCGCTGTAACGTGCATAGCAATAACAATGATCGTCAATCAAAGCTGTTCCGTTGCAAGCTCCACAGATTTCAAAAGTCCCACCTTCAATGTACTGATAGTATCCGGGCTTTGTTTCGTATCCTTCCCACTCCTTTGTGCACCAGTCACAATCTCGTTGTCTATATTTCATCCACCTTCCTCCACTCATCCCAAATAATTTCTTTATCCCGAAGGTTTTGTGTGCCAACACGATACCAAACACTTCCGTCATCAAGAATATCTGTTTGCACATGGAATGTCAAGGATATTTGTCCAATCCATTCTTTCTTTTCTTTAGGCTGGAATTTAAGAATGTTTGTCATAGTTTATTATTCATAAACGCATCATAAATTAAAGCTATCCCGATAACTACCACTGTAATAATTCCGACTATCAACCCTAAGAAGAACATTACCTTTTCTCCTTTACTTCTTTGTAATCTTTCAACATGCTGCATTTAGGGAAATCACACAACATTCCGTCCACATGACTACACCCCAATTCTCTGTATAATTGACAAGACTTTACAGGGTCATTGCTTGTTTTGAAAATAATCAAAATTAAAACTCCTCTTTATTGCATCTTCAACAGTCAACACTTGGATATCTTTTAGGAACTCTTGCATTCGTTCCCTTCGGTCAGCTAATTGAGCTTTCTGTTCTGGTGTTCCCCATTCTTCAAGGAATAGATCATGATTATCTTTGTAATCGCTCATCTTATCTGCCCTTCGGTGGTTTTACAGGAGGCGTCTTAGGTCGTTCAACATCCGTAAAGAAATTAATGTTATACCCTTCGCTTGGAATTGGATTGCTTTCCCACACAACTTGTTTACCTCGGTTTGAAAGCATTTTCTTGTGTGCTTCGATTTCCTCTAACGCTTCTTCAAGCGTATGGAAGCTTACCGAGGGGTAAGAAGTGTTCTTCCAAATAAACCACTCTCGAAACTGTGGTTCGTATAGGCCGTATTCTAGCGTTACTCTGTATTTCATTTAATCACCAACTCCCAGAAGTTATCCTCAATCATTTGTGCAAACTCATTACCCAGCTTTTCTTGTTTAGGTAAGCCAGGCAAAGACAGAACAAGCGGTTCTACTTCCCAAGAACGCCAGTGTACATCACCACATCCACAAGGACAAGTGTATTCAAAACCATCGTCTGTTGGATCTAGGGAATTCTTATAGTCTTGTGCATCTTGTTGAGATACAAAAGCTTTCTCATCAAAGATTTGAAGGACATTTGGGTAATCAATTAGACCTGTGTCTGCCAGTTCATATCGCTTTACAACATAAATAATCTTTTCCATGTTATTTAACCTTCGTGTCCAACCAATCTAGTATTAAGCGAAGCTTCAATCCTTTTAATCTGAAACTCCCTACCCCTTACATGAGCTTGATGATACATTCTCCAAGCATCTTCTGTCCTACCGTCAGCGTAGAAGAAGCTGTACTCCCTATTTCGTGTAATATCATAACCCTGTCTTCGAGCATATTCTTCAAATTCTTCTCTTACTTGTTGTTCAAAGAAGTCGTAGCCAGATTCAGCATAGCACCCGTTTGAGGCCACATAATCTCTTTGGTTACTATCAATTTCTCTTGCCAATTCTCGCATTCTATCAAAGAATTGTTCTTCCGTCTCAAGTTCCATACCATTTACCCCGTCTTTTTCAGCATTAATTTAAACGAAACACATAATAGCACACATATTCACGTCTTACTAAGCTCACGCCAATGCTTCTCATCATCACCCCAATCTAAATCAAGATATTCTTTAGCATAAGCAATCTTGTCTTTCTTAGCTTGCTGTGCAGCTTGTTTCATTTCTTCTGTGATTTCAATCATGTTTAATCCTCCATTTCTGAATGGAATACCATAAGTTGATCAATCAAGTGTTCAACCTGTCGTTTACTCAATTGTATAGAGTTATAACAAGCAAATGGACCTTCACTATATAAGTCAATATCTAACTTATCCCGTGTTTCTAGTTCTATGTCTAGTAAATTCTGTTCACATTCAGACATCACATGATATTCCAAAATCATTGTCTACCCCTTAACACAAAGAACTTGGCGTAGTGTGTGCAATACCTCTACCAAATCAGCTTGAGCAAGCATTACAGCATCAATATCCTTGTAAGCTGCTGGAGTTTCATCGATAACGTCTTTATCTTTACGGCACTCAACACCCTTGGTTGCTTTTACATGGTCTTCTACTGTGAACGTTCGCTTTGCTTCCCCACGACTCATTTTACGACCAGCACCATGAGAACAAGAGCAGAAAGATTCTTTATTACCTTTACCTTTTACAATAAAGCTTTTAGCACCCATGGAGCCTGGAATAATACCAAGATCACCAAGTCCTGCTTTTACTGCACCTTTACGAGTTACCAATACATCCGATCCAAAGTGGTGTTCTTTTGAAACATAGTTGTGGTGGGCATTAACAGCGCTTTTTGCTAGTGTGAAAGACGGCAGGTGCTTACGAAGGACCGACAAAGTTAGTTCCATCATCTGTAGACGGTTTTCCATAGCATAATCTTGTGCCCATGAAACAGCTTCGCAATAGTCCTCAAAAAGCTCTGAGCCTTCTACAAGATAAGACAAATCTTTGTCTAGAAGGTGTACATTGTTTTTAAGCATTTCCTCTTTTGCTTTTTCAATAAAGTATTCACCAATCTTGTTTCCCGGCCCTCGACTGCCCGAATGAAGCATAACCCAAACTACATCACGTTCATCGAGGCAGATTTCAATAAAGTGATTTCCTCCACCAAGACTTCCCATTTGTTTTAGAGGGCTTTTGTGATTAATCTTGGGGTGCTTTTCTACAATCTTTTCGTATCGATCTGCAAGCCCACGGTAGCGAGAGATAACAGAGTTTGGTGCAACTTCCCAACCACCTTTAATTGCTCGTCCCGGAGTTGTGACAAATCCATGAGGAATTGCACGCTCAATATCTGAACGAATAGCTGCAAGATTATCAGGTAAGTCTTTTGCTCGTAGCGACGTTTCTTGTGCGATCATTCCGCAACCAATGTCTACACCCACTGCCGCTGGGATAATAGCACCTGTTGTAGCAATTACACTACCTACTGTAGCTCCCATACCAAAGTGCACATCTGGCATCACTGCAACGTGTTCATGGATGAAAGGCATACTTGCAATATTTCGTAGTTGCTGTTTAGCTGCCTCTTCTACGGGAACGCCTTTAGTCCAAGCCTTAATAGGCTTACCAAAACTGTCAATCAGTTCAAAATTTTCGTTACTCATTTCTTCTTCCCCGTTAATTTTCATATTACAATCCCATTCCTCTTATAACAAAGCTCTAATACATATCTGTTTATAACATATCCCTGCTCAACATTCAAATAAATTCCATTCTTAGCCTTTTCTTCCATTAATTGTACAGTAATTGTAGCTGCTTTCCTAGCACATTCTTCTAATACTTGTGTTTGCCAAGCTTGATATTGTGTACCACTTCCATTCAATCTAGGTTGTGTATTGGCACATGCTGTTAAAGCTATAATGAAAGAAAAAGCTATGAAGGGTTTCATTATTAACGTCCTCTAGGATTGCTGACTTCTGCCAGCTACTCGATCTTGATGCTTATAAAACTCAACCTCTTTCTGGCGATTCAGCATTTCTTTTAGCTCTTCACGACTCATAGATTTATTGCTGCTTTGCTTGCTTTCCATTGTTTAATAATCTCCTGTTCAAGTTCTGGTTCACCCCAGCAGTGTTCGTCTGGGATGTCTAAAATACGAACTGTAATTTCTGAATCACGAATCAGGTTTTGTTCTTCCTCGTCTAAGTCAAACCAATTGTCGTGGTTTACAAAAACAATTTCATCAGCCCAAAGGATAAGAGCTTCACTGATTGGGATTAATGCAAACTTTTTACAACTGCCGCAAGCCCTTGTGTTAAAACCAAATTCCTTGTGAAGAATATTAGCTGTAGTTGGTGAACGTAAAAGTCCTGCCGAACAAACAGCCAACACGCGCTTGGTATTTGTCTGGAACCTGTTTGAGACATTTCCCAACTGATTTCTCGTTCCTTTAATCATTTTTGTTTCTCCTTAAATTCAGAACATTTCACTTCTTTGAGTTTGTCATTTTTGAAAACGTGAATCACTTGCGTTGTGTTGAAAGGAAGCTTACTACAATTCTCTAAGGCTTTCTCACAAACACAGCACATAAATCCTCTAGGAATGTGTGTAATTTCCATAAGTCATCCTAACTCAAATAGTAAACCGTAAAGCCACGTTGCACCAAATCAATAATCTTTTTAGGTCCTGTACTTGTAACAATCGTATTATCTCGTGCTCGATAAATAGCATCTTGGAAATATACTGAATTTATCTTGTCAAGTATAATTAGACCGTCAATGTATAACTCAGGTTTGTTATTGATGTTTGTCAGATGGATTTGCTTAAGGTTATCAGTTGTCATTCTCTTTCTCCACAAGTTCTTTGTAAGCTTTCTCCAAAGCTAAATATTGCTCATATTCTACAAAGCATTTTGGTGTCTCTGTCTGTACAAGCTTTACTAGTTCACCTGCCACTGTAGAGTACAGTCTCACTTCTTCGATCATTTGAATACCTTCACATATCTAGCAATTGTTGATACATGTAAATCGAGATTTTCTGATTCTGTATAGTCTTTCATAATCCAGCTTGTATAGCTGTGCCAACATTTCTCAAGCCATTTCTTGTCAGCTTTGCCTTTCTGCATACGGATTGAGAATTTAGACGCTAAAGCTTCCTCAGCCATCAAAACATCAGAAGCCATTGCACCCCATCTCCAAGAAATCCCCAAAGACTCGCAATGTTTGGATTGGTAATCCATCGAGCGCTTCAAGCACAGGTGTCCTACTTCGTGCCAGAGAATATCCCAAAAGTTCTTACTAAACAAGCTCACTTCAAGCCATTCATATCGTGCAGTTTCTTCATTTACACGCCAGCAAATAGCACCTACATCTTTGAAATGGTTAATCTTCCAGTTGTAACCTAGATTGTATTTCTTACAAACATAACGAAGCGCTGCAATTCGACGAATCATTTCAAGAAGTCCTCTGCAAGCTTCTGCTTCTGTTCTTCTGTAAGATAATCAGCACGATTAACAACACCTAATGCCTTACGTAAGCCCAAGTAAAACTGTTCAGTAGCTTTATGTTCTGCTTGTTTAATTTTCTCTAAGAGAGCTGAGCGTTCAGAGTTCATCATAACTCAATCCTCCAGAAATTGTTCATAATAAAACGCACACCGAAATTTGACTTGATGACTTTGCGTGACAATCCGACCATCGTTAGTCTTTTGTAAATGCACAAATTCAATAATTTTTCTAGCTTGACTTTTCTCATATTCATAGGCAGAGAGCTTAAACGGAGAATCTGTATTAGCCTTACCCCAATGATCTGGTGGGAAATAAAGCTTTGCTACTTTATGATAAACCCAACGAGTATTGTGAAGCTCTGCTGCTGATCGTAGGCTGATGAATCGTTCACCTGTTTTAACAGGGTAGATGAATTCGTAACGAAGGCCATCAACAGTGCGTTTATACCCTAATTCTAGGCAGAATGCGTCAAGGCTAGCTAGTTGAATAGTGGTTGTGTTTTTAATTTCCATTTTGTTCTCCTTTGTTTTGTAAAAACTACCAATCAATATCTACAAGTTCAATTTCAACACCATTACCACGAAGAATGGCTAGTACATGAGATTCACAAATTGCTGATGTGACCTCTGCTTCTAAACATTCATTTCTAGCGATACTCATGAAATGCTCACCAATATAGGTTTCTTCATACCCATCCATCACAAACTTTTCGGTTTCATCATTAAAACTGATTACATAAGGCATTTCTTACTCCATATTGTGTAATGCGATTGAATCACCAGCAAAGTATAGCTCAAGTCGTTCAGCTTCTTCAAGTGCTAATTCGTATTCTGTTTGAGCTAAAAGCTGTTTTGCAAGCTGCATTGTCTCATGAAGCTCTCTGTCTCCGTGAAGCTGCCTGTGCCATTCGGGACGGCACGATGCGTACTCAAGCAACTGTTTGTTAATACGTTTGATTGATTCGTATTTAGCTTCTGTGTTCATTGCACATCTCCTAAATCAGATAATCGCCTTGTGGAATTTGAATATTGCGGGATTTAAATTCTTCACACAATTCCCGGTAAACTTTTTGACAAGTATTTCGTGCAACAGATTCAGCATACCATGAAGCTCCCTCTGCTGCATTGAAGAAACTAAGCTCTCTTGCAACTTTATGATATAGAGTGATGATTTCTTCTTCGGTGTGTTCGTTGTACATTATTTGTTCTCCTTAAATTTACTTACTCTTAGCCATCTCTATGATTTCGTCTAACTGAGTCTTGATAAAGAACAGTTCAGCAAACGATGGAATGTCTATTTTCTGACTAATGCGTTCTGCTCGATTACAAGCTTTCTCTAGATTCTTTTGCAGAGCAATGAGTTCTGCATAAATCTGCTTCTTTGTAGCCATTTTCTTTCCTCCATTTAAAAGTCCTATAAACAATAAATCCCGATCCAGTAGAGATAGAATACCTCACCAAATCGGGATGTGCAAGTTAATTTTGATTAATTCTCTCAATAGAAACGTTATGCTTCAATAGATATTCTAAACCATTGTTACAGCGGTATTCGTGACGGTAGTAGACTTTATTAATTCCTGCTGTAACAATTTTGATACTGCAAGCCAAACACGGTTTGTGTGAAATGAATATTTCGGCACCTTCAGCGGTTTCTGTGCTTCTCCAAAGCTTCTGTAGCGCCGCATCTTCAGAATGCCTTACAGTTGGTAACGTATTACCATTTTCATCTTCACAAACTTCTGTTTCCCACCCAGGAGGCTGGCCGTTACAACCTAACGATATTACTGAGCCATTTTTATAAATCAAACTTCCAACTTTAAGCCTTGTTGCAAACGATGTCTCTCCAAATCTGCAAGCCATATCCATCAAGGCTAGTTTGTAAATGTCTTTCATTTGAAATACTTCTTATTTACAAACAAGTAAATAAAGTAAGGCCAAGTAAATGTAATTGTCGAAACTGTGAAAATTGGAAATGACAACTTAAATACGTTAAGTTCTGTATGTTTACCTTTTAGACGCTTATTGAAATCCTCAAGCAGATCATCCCAACCCCAAACATCTAGCATTTTGTAAACCACGAAGCAGCCAAAAACAAAACCGATACTTAGGTAAAGAAGAACTAATAGCATACAACCCCCTTAAGACAATACAATAAGACTAACGAAAGCTAGAGGATCACTATCAGAAGATCCATAAAAATCTTCCATTTCTTTTACATTCCTCCAATCACCAAGCAAATCCCAACCATCAAGGTCGTGAACACCTTCCTCTTGTTCTACGTTATGGAGTGTAGGTGAATTGCCTTCTGAATTTCGCAATACTACAATCCCTTCTGGGTCAAACATACTTAGCTTTTTGATTAAGTCTTTGTTACGCACTTTTCAAGTTCTCCTGTCAGAATAATTTCTATAAAACTCACGTTAGAAAGCCCAGTGAATTTCCAGTCTTCAATTTCTTTCTTGCTAACTTTAACAGACTCGTTATTGTAAATCCACTCAATTTGATCAATGGGGTATTTATTAATTTCTTCAAGCTGTCTCAGTAAATCCAGAACCTTTTCTATTTTTACTCTCATATATCCTCCTAAACAGTTGGTCGAAGGTGGCTAGCAGTACCCCGCCTCGATGTTGTTCCAGTGCAGGTATAATTATTATCCGATTTGCTTTCCTTAGCGGTACGAACAGTGTAACGGCCATCATAGTTTTCTTTAATGTATTCGACAGCAACTTTCATATCACGAGTATGAATATAAATATATTGACCCAATGCGTTTACAAAATAGTATTTTGCTGGATGTTTGAAAGTAAAGCCTTCATCGTCACTATAATCATCAATCCCAGAAGCTTCAACAACAGTTACTTTGATTTCTTTAGACATATCACCTCCTTTGAATCAAGTGTGCCCATACTAAAGCAGCACACTATCTTCTGTCAACTGAAATTATTCTGGTTTCTCAGATTTTTCTGCAATAGTACTTTTTGGTTTAGTCTTACGAGCAGCTTTCTTCTCAGCGTCAAGCTTTTTCTTTTCGTATTGCTCAATCCCTTGTGCAACTGCGTCAGCGATCATGTTATCAAGAGTCGGCATCTCGAAGTCTTCTTCTGGATTAATACCGCATTGACCACAATCACAAGGCTCGTTAGCACGGGCTTCAAACATAATCTCTAACCGTTCACCAATTTCTTCATCCGTAAGCCAGATTTCACGATTACGAATTACTTCATCCAACTCCGTGTCTGTCAAGAAAAATTTATAGGTGTCTCGGATCAGTCGCTCAGTTTGCTTGCTGGTGAAGTTTACATGATCCATTACGTTCTGCACGGTCCCGCCTGAACCAAAACTTGCGTGATGAATCATCATACTTGCGTAGGGTTTAACTTGGATCATGTGGGCGTTTAATGCAATGATCGATGCAGCCGAATGAGTATCACCTTCTAAGTAAGCATAAACTTCCGCTTGTGTTTCCTTCATAAGGTTCACGAAGCAAACAGCAGTATCAAGTCGGCCCCCGGAATTATTGATGAAGAAGTTTACGCGGTCCCCTGCTTGGGCTTGCCGCAATACTTGGAAAGCATCTCGATAATAAGCAGGTTCACGAATATTCTCATCAAGTACAATATCAAACGAGTTGATAACTTGAGTTGAATGTCCTACTGGGCATTGGTCGTTAATCATTGGAAAAATATTTTCTTCTGCCATTTTGTTACTCCTTTGAAAATCCAAAATATTCAATTTCTGCTTTTGTGCGTGCTTCACAGGCCTCTTCAAAAGAGTCGCCCCTATACACCTGAATAACTTTACCATTTTTCTTGATTTGGGCCACCCATCTTCCAGTCTCTTTAACTTGGAACACTCCAGTTCGACCTGATGTGTTAACTTTGCTGCGCTTTTGATCAAAAGATTGCATGCTCAAAGTTGCCCATTCACAAGTATCCTTGGAATATATTTTAGCACCGTTAATCCTGTTTAAACTTGTCCCTTCTGGCCGTTCTCCCATGTCTCGTAAGAAATTTTCAAAAGAACCTCCTTTATCCATATCCCAATCAGGGTGAATTTCTACATCGCTGTACCATTCGTCAAACTTAGGATTACCGACTCTTTCCAACATACTCCTGTAAGACATATATGTCGGAGTTTTTGTCATACCATGAGTAGTATTCATATCAACCCGTAAACAACCACAAGATCGTGCTTGTCCTGAGTTTAAAGCACCTACGGTAGCAAGTCTTGTATTACCACAGTCACATACACACTCCCAGAAGTATCCTCCAGTACGTTTTTCCTCTGTTCTTTTAATTGCAGTAAGTCGATCAAATTTTTGTCCCGTTATATCTGCAATACCAGCCTTACCTTTCATACAACCGCAGGAGGTGATGTTTCCGCTACAAACTTCTTGAAAAGATTTTACAACCTCTTTTCCGCAAATACAAGTAAAATTACCAGCCTTCACAGTTTTAGACGGCCGAACAATCCTTGGAGCTTCACTTACATAAGTTAAGTATCCGTATGTTACTCCTACTTCTGGTTGGTATTTCCTTGGCCTGAAAGAGTAACACCCACACGACTTTGTATGACCACTTCTTAGGCTTTTAGAAACAGCTTCGTGCTCATTGCCACAATCACAAATACACAGCCAAATCGCACTTCTACTTGAGTCAGACTTTCCAGTTGGTTCTATTGCAACAAGGCTACCAAATCTCTCACCTGCAATATCTTTAACTTGATTATTCATTATTCTCTCTATCTTTCATTAAACCAATCGCAATATCTCGAACAAGCCCTCCACGTACAATCTCGCTTGGATCTGAGAAGTCAATCACAGCAACGCCTTTCAAGTTGTGTCGTTTGCTGAATTTCATGAACCATTCAAGACCGGATTCGCCTTGAATATCCTTCTGCAAAATATCACCGCATAGAATTAGCTTACAATTATCAGAAACCCGCGTTACGATACTCTTCATTTCCTCTTCTGTACTTTGTTGAGCTTCATCAATTATGAGATAGCTGGGCAGGTCGAAGGAGCGACCTCTGATACTTTCAACCTCTTGTACCTGAATTTCTCCAGACTCCCCATCCTTCAAAGCAACTTCGTAAGCACCATCGCCAATACGACTCTTAATTGTATCAAGGACATTTCGAACATATGGATATAATTTCTGCAAACTACTGCCGGGTTTATAGCCTGATGTTTTGCCTGTCTGTACATAAGCACGAGCAACAATGATTTGCTGAATCTCATTTTTACGGAACTTATCTGCCGCAACTACAGCAGCACAAAAGGTTTTCCCCGTTCCATGCAGACCTAGGCAGACAATAGCTTTTACTTCAGGATCTTCTAGCAGTTTGAAATATTCCTTCTGTTTTGCTGTCTTAGCTACTACAGGAGGTGGATTATTCCGAGCTTCTGCAAACTTCTCCTTAATTTCAGGTTTTACACCGCCATTCCTTGTCTTTTTGGTCCTCTTACGTGGTAGCTCTACCTCAACACCATCAACTTCCATCATAATCATGCGTTCACGACTTCCCACGATAAATTTCCTTCTATTAATTTATTTTACAAGTCTTCAGCTTGTAGAGACAGTTTGTCATAGATTTTAGAAACTGTCAACCCTTCTTTCTCAATTGTTAGCTTAAACCCAACACTCTCACTACTCCCCCCCATACGCAAGACCGTAACCTGATCCCTCAGCAGCACTCACGATTTCAAGCTTAGCCCCATATTCAATAAACAAACCCCTCATCCCTGCTAAAAATCCCTCAAGCATCTCTTGCTTCTCAATCTCATTTATCTTACTACTACTCCATGATTTAATGTTAGCAATTTGTGTGTAAATGTCCGAGGTGTGGCTAAACACCTCACTCCCATCATCAAGCGATGAAATAAGTGCAACAGATAAATCAAATTGACCCTCTAAGCCATTCATATCCTCTAGGACGGATTGATATTGCTGTTTGGTACTCAAGATTTATTCTCCATATTCAATTGAAGGGTAAGATTTACCATAATTTTCCTTACGTCCACAATTATTACAGACGTGAGGATACTTAGGTGGATAACTCAGGAGTTTAGTGCCGTCAGATCGCATTTCACCAACACCACAATTGTCACACTGCATATCCACTTCGTAAGTTCTGATAATTTTACGAATTTCCATTCTCTTCCTCCATCAAAGCACTTAGTTTACGTTGAGCTTCTTTATGTGCTTCCTTTGTACGATTGACTTCAGCCTTAGCTTGTGCAATTTCTTGTGCTTCCTTGTCTTCACCATAGCCGTCAATTTCTAGCTCCATGCTTGCTGGACCAAACCAACCGTTACCGTTTGAGTAGCTTGACATAGTCGCTATATGGCAGTCAAACTTACGTCCATTAATCACAATTGGAAAATGATGTTCTGCCTTGATAGTTCCAAATACATCTTTACATTCTTGTTCAGTTAGACGGATACTAAATTTCATTAATTAACTTCTCCTTTAGGTTTGTTAAGTACGAATTCAATAAGCTTAGCTAAATCTTGAGTCATTGCCATGCTTGCAGATTGGATAGATTCACAGTATAGCAAATATTCAGATGTTGCAAGAAAATCCTCCACTTTTTGATAAGTAGTTCTATCTATTCGTTGGTCCAGTTCAGCCTGAAACTTAGTATTAAGCTGTGTAAAATCCACTTGACTAAGCACATAAAGAATTTCTGGACTATCGCGGTATAACTGCATAATTGCATCTCTAAGGACATTACTCATCTTCGTCTTCCACTTTAATCCAGCGTTTAGTTAGGGCATCCATCATAAAGTCTTCGAATCCAAATTGATCACGATAACGGCCTCTAGTTACTTTAGTGAAAATCCGTTCATCGTCAAAATCAATATGTCTAAACTTTTCACCAATCTCCAAAGACATAAAATTATGTTTTACAGTTTTCATTCTTTCTCCTCATAAATCAATTCATCCCAAGTAGCACCAGTATACATCCAATAAAGCAAAGCTACAAGTACAATTGGCCAAATAGCTAGGTTAATAATCAAAAATAGTGTATGAACAACAGCCAACATCGTATTTTCATCAGCTAGTTTCCATGAACTGTCGGCGTATCCTTTCTTTTTAATTTCTTCTTTGTCCATTTGCTCAAACAACTCCTGAATGCAATGGAACAACCCTCCTTGATCCTTTGTGATGCGATAGAGGAATGATTTTAAAAGATAAAAAGAGCATACGCCGCAGGTTAAGTAAGCGAGAATGTAAATCATCTTATTTATTACCCATAAATGGAACCATGACAAACCGAGTATCTTTCCAAATACCATCTTGGTATAGACGGTCTTGTTCTAAGAAGAACTGTCGTGCGTCTTGCACTGTTTCAAACTCTAGATGTGTAATTCCTTTAAAACCACGACCCCATTCTTCGTCTAGATTATCTGACTGACGATCCACCATTACCAAGCTTACAAATTTACCACTCATCTTAATTCTCCTGTTTTACTTGTCTTGATTGTCCATAAATTCTTGTGTTCGTTCTAGAATATCCACACGAAGCTCATCACCTTTCAATCGGTTGTCCATAACTCTAGCAATTGCTTTATATCGTTTGTCAAGAACACGAAGACTATTAACAATCACTTTATTAATTTCAATCATTTGTTTGATTAGATAGCCTTCTAGTGGTTCCTGCTCATCGTCAACCCATTCACGGTAATCGTTCTCAGAGTCCCAGATGAAATGTCCCATGTACTTAATGAAATCACCAGATGGCGTGCAAGTCAACTCAAGAAAGCGGAAATAATCCATATCCGACACCGACTCATTAAATAATTTTTCATTAATATCACCTACAACCTTTCGTACATCACTCATTTCTTCTCTCCTTTAAAAGTACGATAGTACGCTAATTTCAACAAGTTTTCAATATCTTTTCTTGTCAGTAGGTCAGACCATTTCATTGTTTTAGTCCAATCGCTTCAGCAGTGTAATGACCAATCTTCTTAAGGTAGCTCGACATCACTTTATTCTCCGTCAAAATAGCTTGTCTATCATTCAGAAGATTCATAATAATGCGTTTGGAAACGCTCTCAAAGCTCAATGCTTGTAGATTACCTTCTGAAAGAATTGCTTGGATAGACCCATTCTCTTTCTTTGGGTCTATACGATTAAAGAAATCAATATCTTCTTGTCTCATTTTGTTTTCTCCAATGCAAAAGCTTTTACAGTTTCATAGCAAATATCATTTTGTGAATTAAACCAGACTACATTAATAGTTTCTCGCTCCGTGTCAGGGTAGTCCACAACAATGATAGTCATCAGCGGACCACCTGATTTCAATTGCACCACATCTCCTGCTTTAAACATCATTCAAATCCCCTCAAGTTCAATTGGTTGTTCAATCACACGATAGCCGTTAAAGTCATAATCCTGTGTCAAGTCAGCATTTGGATACTTCGCTTGAATTTCCTCTATAGCTCTCTTTACCATCTTTTCTTCTTCAGCGTAAAAAGCTTCCCATTGCTCATCTGTCTCGATTCCTTCAGTTGACAATGATGCTCGGTATTCAAAAGATAGGACTTCCAACTCTTCTAGAGCTTGATAATCCACTTTTGCTTGTCTGTCAATCCAAGCTTGTGCAGCCTCATAAGAGTAGAAAGCTTTGTGTGCCCAAGTCCAATAATCGTCATATTGACCAGAGCTACCCTGTACAATCCAAATATTCACGTTCAAATCTCCTCTTTTACTTGTGTTTTACAGCCTAAATAAACGACTTCTCTTGTTTTCCATCCTACTCTACTGCTTAGAGTTTTGAAAGCGTTTTTATAGGTTATTTCCCTTAGTTAATCTTAATCAAGATTGCATTGTTCCAAGTGGTTGGATAACTGTTCCACTCTTTATGGTCAACAACTCCGTGTACTCGAATACCACAAGGTGTGTAGCCAGACAAAACAACTAGAAACCCTTCATTTGCCATTACTTCTGTTTCCATCGGCTCAAGATCAACAGTACCGAGATAGCCTAGATCAATTTTCATTCTAGTCCCAACTGCTTCTTAGCTTCTTCTACGATTTGCTTTGCTTGAGCATATAACGTAGCATCACCTTCTGTCAACACTTCAAGAAGCAATTCTTTCTCTTTTATGTACACACGAGCAAAATCTTTATCGTATTTTACGATTGAACGGCTGTTGCTGATTAGGTCTGCAAGTTTGATTGTTTTAGAACGTGCTTTTGCACCTGCAATCCAATTACGATCTTTAGCCTTTCGTGTTGCCCTGTTGCCATCTTCTGGTGAAGATACGTCAGAAAGATCATTTACCATATAACACACATTTGGGCTAAAGGTATCAAAAATCTCTTGAAGCTGTACACCGCAATCTTCAACTACATCGTGCAGCAGAGCAGCAGCAAGCATTTCTTCTGTGTGCGGGACAGTCGAAACAATCTGCATCACTTCAACAGGATGATTGATATAAGGCTCAAAAGTATATTTACGTTTCTGGTCTTTGTGTGCATTCTTTGCAAATTGGTAAGCTTTGTGAACAAACTCACTCATCACGATTGTTACACGTTCTCCAGTAAATGGATGGAAAGCCATTAGTTCATATTTCATATCACCCTCCTTTAAAAATATTGTGAATCTGAGTCTACATCAAATGGTTCCAGATGTGCAAGATATTCCCTAAGCTCTTCTTCATTTTCCATAACCGGACACCAAAGATCATCACCAACCATTTTGCCATCTTCAAACAAATCATATGTAGATGATGAATCAGAACAGCAACCACATCCAAGATCAAAGGTTCTATAGCTATAACTGATAACACGTTTCATATCATTTCTCCCTATTCACAAAATCTTCTGGTTTCTTCCCAAGAATGTAATATTCTCGCATCATCAAACTGTAATCATCAGAGGTCAAGGGATAGTCAATCAGTTCTTTAACTTGCTGCACGAAATGCATCCAACCTCCGTGTGTGTTTGGTTGTGTTTTCACTTTAGTTGTACTCCTTCTTCCAATCCGTCCAAGACACGAAGCATATACTCTAAATCCTCTCGCGTGTAGTACGTGCTTGATGTGTCAGCCCAATAATTGATATGCACAACAAACTCTTTATTCCAAGAGACATATCCCGTATAAACTTCTTGCACATCACGGTCTGCTAACTCGTGGCTCATTTATCCATCACTCCTAATTGAAGATACATTTGTCCACTGCTGTCTGTTGTAAGCTCATAGTGCTCCCCATAAGCCCATTTATCTCCTCGCTGAAACTCATTACATTCTACAGAGAAATCTTCTACAGAGCAAGTTCCTCCTTGATCGTAGTAGCCTGTCCCTCTTGAGTGGGACAACACTTGTACAGTAGCATCTTGTGGAAGGGTTTGCAAGAATTTGATAAATTGTTTGATGTTCATTGAAATTTCTCCATTAGTTTTGCACGTTCTAGTTTCCCAATACTCTCTTGCTCTTCTCGAATCTTATCCATTTTACGTCGAACCATTTCTAATTTACGGTCTTTGGCTTTTTGTCGAAATCCATAGAAAGCTTTCATGACATATCGTCTTTCCCAAGCATTCAGAGAGAACTTTAAACCACTTACACTGTAGATTTCGCCTTTGTGAATAATGGCATAATATTCATCTCCTTGTTTGCGATCAGTAAGCTTATAGTAACCAGTATGACCCCAACGATTACGCATCCAAGTGTAGATAGGTGGCCATTTTCCTGAGTTCTCTGCGTACATCTCTGAATAAGTGGAAACCTTAAACCGTTTAGGGTCAGATTTCAAACATTTTACAAAGGAGATTACAGGTTCTCCTACCATCACAAGCTCTTTATCTTCTGGATTCCTAACAACCCGTTTAGGTTGTGATTGTCCTCCAAAAAGCCAATCTAAGAATTTCATAAAAACACCTCCATTTCGTTGTTGATGGTGTCATTCTACCACAGATCCACCCTACGTCAACATCTATTTTTATGAATTTTTAGGTTGACGTGTGGAAGTGTTGAGTCTCTATATTTCCGACGAACGGTACTATACAAAATAAGCTTATCATGGTAGAATTATATAGGTAAGGTGATAAAAAGATTTAAAAGACTTGCTATCTATTTAAAAAGCTGTCATAATAGATGGGTTAGTTAAAAAGAGTTCACTGCTTTGTGTGAATCGGCATGTTGGTCGGCTAGTGTGGTGGTGTTGTGGAAACACAAGCTTCCTACATGACCTGGCAGCGATAAGCTTAAACAAGCGGACTACTGTGAGTGATGGGACAGTCTGCAAGGTAAACTGAAAGCTACTACCTCCCTGTCAGCCCGTCAAGGCTGTGCGATATGCAATGTAGCAAGACAATGCTTTGAACGTGTCATTGTCCTGAAGGTGGCTGTGTTATCCGTGCAGACCACAGAGCTAAGGCTCTCTTAATCTCGTCTCAAGTTTGGAAGATCTATTCACAACGGATAGAGGCAGATAAAAGCTATCAGATAAGGTACTCTACTCAGTCTTAGGCAGAGCGTTAGCTTTGTATGGCTGGGTAAGGGTTTCTTTTATCTGAAGTTCTTATCTGAACTCAGTTTGGAAGTATATAAGATTAAGTAATAATAATATTAGATAACTAAAGAAATAATAGTAAATAAGATAATAAAGATGATAAATAAAGAATATTATGTTTATGCTTGTGTAGTTAATGATCTTTTGGTTTATGTAGGAAAAGGGAAGAAGGACAGATTGTTACACTGCACATCGGGAAGAAGTAGTTGTGCTGAACTGAACAGGGATTTGTTTAAACATGGGAAATATAAATTCAATGTTTTTAAGGTTGTTGAGAATCTAACAGAAGATCAAGCATATGCTATGGAGAAAGCCGTTCTGCTTTGGGATAAAGAATCTCTTTCTTCTTTATACAACAAGACCTACGGTAAAAATTCAAAACAAGATTTTGATGAACAACTGGCACTAGAGTTTTGGTACATGTTTGAATCGAAAACAGAGAAGGCTTTTAAATGGAATGGATCCTCTATTTTTGATAAAGAAGAAAATAAATTTCTCTGAGGGCTTTACAAACTAAAGATTCGTTGCTACAATAGATCATACTTAAACAAAAGGAGATGTATCATGGTTATTTTAGAAGCTGGTGAATATTACATTGGTGATTGCTGTTATGTGCTGTCGGAAGACCACTTAGATGGTTTCGATTGGGTTGGTGATTTCTGTGAGCAGTATTGGAACGATGGTGAAGATATTGCAATTAATGGACTGAAGGTTGTCGCATACGGCACAGCTTACGGTGATGGCGTTTATCCTAGCAGCATTGGTGCTAATTTCCCTGTTGACGCAGGCTTGATTGGTATTGTCCCTAAAGAGTTGTGGCAAGGTGGTGGTGAACCTTTTGGATGCACCTTGGTTAAATTTGAAAAAGATTTTGAATGTTCGTCAGATGGAAGCACTCTATCATTCGGTCATGTAGAAATCTACACGGGTGATGAAGAGGAATATGAGTAAATGTATTGCATGTGATTGCTTTCTAACAGATACAGAACTGATGATGAGTCGTCCTGACGGACTTCCTGAAGATATGTGTCATGATTGTAGAGGTGTTGCTTACAACCCTCACAGTTGTGAAGTGCATGAATATCAGTTCCAAAATCTTACAGAGTTTGAATTCATAAGTATTTCTTATGAAAATGAAGAAAGTGCTTGATCTGTTTGATAAATGGTGTTATACTATAGCGTATAGGATGGAATAAAATCTGTCCTATGCTTAATTAATCGGCTGCGCAACAGTCGTTAAAAAACGTCCAACAGTAAGACTTCTTTAGCAAGCTACTTTTTAAGTAGGGTTAGTTGAACGTCCCTGTTGCGGCTTATCAGGTAGTTTGACTAAAGAGGTTTAGTTTGGAAGAAACTAGAGTTTGCAACACTTGTAATTTGTGTTTACCCTTGGATTATTTTGGTGAATATAGGTCTAAGAACAGACCAGAGAAGCGTAGACGGCTGAAATGCAAGATTTGTAGAAGAATAGAAACAAAGATGCGATACGAGAATAATCCTGAAGTAAAAGAGAAGATGCGTGCTACGGCAAAGGGACATCATCTTTTTAAAAACTATGGTATGACACAAGAAGACTATGATGAAATGTTAGTTTCTCAAAACTACTCTTGTGCAATATGTGGAGACTCGCCTCTATACACTCTGAATGTAGACCATTGTCATACAACAGGCGTGGTTAGAGGTTTGTTATGCTGTGAGTGCAATATAGGTATTGGTAAGTTTAAAGATGATACTAATCTCCTCCTAAAGACTATAGAATATTTAGAGGCATCAAGATGAATAATGCAACGGATTTCACATACTGGCTCCAAGGCTTCGTAGAAATTGCTAACACTGACACTATCTCAGAAAAGCAATGGCAGATTATTAAAGATCATTTGAAGCTTGTGTTTGATAAGAAGACTCCTGATCGAAATCAAATTACTGTAACTCCTAGTATTCCAAAGCTTAGTGATTTTGATTGGTCTAAAGTCCAAGTGACTTGTTAAAAGAGCAATACGGATATTACGTTCATACGCGGCGTAATACGTTGGCGAGTAGACCAGTCCTTCCAACATGGATGCTAAATCCGAGCTACGACTACGAGGGCGGATACGGTTTAGTAGTTCTACGAAAAGACAGGGTGAGAGATGGTGTAGGCTTACACTAATTACACCGTAGCCTAGCAGACGCTAGGGACTTTGTTGGCCGAAAGGCAATTTTAAAAATCAGAATGAGATATCTGTGAAGACCCTCTGTTTGAAAGCTTATTTTGGCCTCCGATAAGTTATTAAAACAAGTCAACTCTGATAAAGTCGTCCTAAAGAATACAGAAATGTAGGTAATTCCTTAACTCCTGCTTTTATGACTTTAGGGTGCAATGAATTTATAGTCGTACTGTACCAACGCTCTGCAAGTAGGTACACAGGTTAGGCACTTATTACTAAGACTGATGAGCCGGTGAGATTCTGGTGAAACTATGAAAACATAGTCTCTTAGCCTCCTAAAAGCCTAATCGAGTTTGGAGGGTGAGCAGAGCACTTATTCACAACGAGTAGCTTAATGGTAAAAGCTGGTGCCTCATAAGCTCTGGATGACAGTTCAATTCTGTCCTCGTTGACCATGTTTTAAGTGGCTATTAGCACAGTCGGTAGTTGCATCGCACTGTTAATGCGAATGTCCTTGGTTCGAACCCAAGATAGCCAGCCAATTTACAGCCGTATGATGTAAGGAAGAGCATATCTCTCTTCTAAAGAGATCGACTTGGTTTGAATCCAAGTACGGCTGCCAAATGTTCAGGTGTTCTAATCGGCAAGATGCTGGCCTCCAAAGCCATGCGATTAAGGTTCGAGTCCTTACCTGTTCGCCAACCATTACAGACGTAAGACGATTTGGGAATGCTTGTGTGTTTTAGGGCTACCACCTTTGGACGGATAGATTAACACACAATCTATTGGAAGCGGATATAACTTAAAACGTTATGTGCTCTGGACATGCAGCGATTAGATTCGTTAACTAACAGATCCGTGCGACTTCCTCTGTAATTTTATTTAAAGTCTTCTTCACGCTAAAAAGTAAAATCCTCCTCAGTAATGCGTGAATGTTCAGCTACAGATTTTCTCCTTGTTTGTAGTTGAACGCCTATAGGCTGTGTATTGTTTCTCCTCCTGTATACAGCCGCTTCCAAGTCTATATGTGTCTTTCTCCTCTCATATAGACTTCTTTCTAAAGCCTATTCTCTGAGTAGTTTTTACAAAGAAAGTAAAGAATAATAAGAGGTACTAAAAATTGCCAGCGCCTAAGAATAATACTCAGGGTTTCAGTAGCAACCCTGACAATATCAATCGAAAAGGCATCAGGGGACCAAGAGTTCGTAAGAGTGAACTTCGTAAACTCCTAACAAAGCTTTCAAGGCTTGAAGATCCTGCTCTTGCTATTATTGAGAAATCAATTAACGGTGAAGATATCCCAAAGGACCAGTTAAGCTCAGCCAAGTGGATTGTGGAACGTGTGGTTTCAACAACTTCCGCTGCCATCAACGAAGAACAGCGTAGAAATACGATTAAGAAGTCTTTGGAAGAGAATACAGAAGATACACCAGAAGAAGATAATTCTGTTGGTGCTACTGAGCCTCCAAAGCGATTTTCGTTGACGATGATCCACAACGAGAAGAAAGACTAAAAGAATAAGGCCTTAAAGCATTGTGGTGATGCAGCACACTTGTAATGTGCAGAGTAGAGTTCAATTCTCTATTTGGCCTCCAGCACTAGATCGCAAGGTCTGGTATCTACTTGCCTAGTAGAAGCCCGTGGTTCTGGCGGACCACAATTTAAATGGCAGATCGGAAAGACGGTCAGGTGGAGAGATTCCTCAGCCTATGTGAGGAAAGAGTTACGGGTCAGGCCAGCGTGGACGCCGTAACAACTATTCTTAAATTCCTCATTAAAACAAAACAACTATTCCTATAAAGGGGTTTACTCATCGTTTTGGGAAGAACGGGGATAAGTTCTTTTCCTGAACATCTTTTAAATAAGGATGTTCGCATAAAATAATTTTTAAAAGGTTATACATTCTATCAAATTATTCTCAGAATGTATAGCCCCAATGGCTGCGCAACAGCCTTTAAAACTGTCCAACAGGAAAGACCTTTTCAGCAAACTATCTTTGGGTAGGTGTGTTGAGACGACCTGTTGCGACTCACAGGTAGTTTGACTAAAGAGGTTTTAAATATGCAAATCAGTGGAAGTAAGTTAATACAAGGTATCGGAGTTAATGACACAGACTATAAAATAACCCGAAATGAAACATACCTTGACGAATACGGAAATAAGAAAAGTAAGCAGATTTGGAAATGTCCATTTTATTCAGTTTGGTACTCTATTTTTAATAGAGCGTATTCTGGTAAATTTCGCTGTTATTTGGGATGCTCAGTACACGAGGATTGGATTTACTTTTCTCAGTTCAAGTCTTGGATGGAGGATCAAGACTGGCAAGGTAAGTTTTTAGATAAGGATCTATTAGTTCCGGGTAATAAAATATATGGGCCAAATACTTGTGTGTTTGTTACAAGGGCGGTAAATAATTTCTTAACAGACAGAAAAAGTCTGAGAGGAGATTATCCGCTCGGGGTACATTACCATAAACAGTGCGGTAAATATGTGTCCAGCTGTAATAACCTTTTTGGTGAATCCGTTCACCTTGGTGTATTTGATGACATAGAAGAAGCCCATAGAACTTATAAATTTTATAAATATGAAAAAGCCATAGAGTTAGCTTCTATGCAAGATAACATTATTGTATCCAAAGCTCTTATTAGCAGATATAATCCATACAATAAGGAGATAATTTAATTGAATAAATATATGGTGTACGTAACAGGGAACGATAGTATCGGCTTTAGCTTTCTTAAGAATTGCACAACTATTGCAAACAAGGGAGCTAAGATAATGGAAAATAAAGTACCTTGCATGCGATTCCCTTATGGTGCCTGGTTTCTCTTTGAGACTGAAGAGCTTATGGAAAATACCCCAGGCTTCCAATTCCAACGTATTCAAGAGCTTTACACTAAAGAGCAGCTTGATGAAATGAGTTGGGACGATTTTAAGCATGTTCTGAAGCGTGATTTTAATATCACAGGGCGTAATCGTGATCTTATGGTTCGCCAATATCTAAAAGCTGTTGGACAAGAATCCTCCGAAGATTCAGAAGAAGTTAATTAATTTAAAATTATTTGTTATAAGGGGTTGCAAAATTAGCAACTTCGCATTATACTGTATAGACAGTTTAAGAAAGTATGTTGCTTCGGTGGCCTCTGCTTTATTTAGTTACAAGCGTTCCGTAAAGCCAAACATGAGGCTGTAGAAATACGGTTGGTGAGGTAGGGCGCTTTCTAATTAAATGGAAAGATTTAGTTTTGAATTACAAGAAAATTTATGATGCTTTAGTTGAGAAAGCTAGATTAAGAGGACTTGATAAAAGTCAACACGAAGGTTACTTTGAGATACATCATATTGTACCACGAT